GTGGCGGGCGATGAGAATGTGCTCAAGGCTGACCTGGCCGCATTGGGCAAGCTTGGCCCGCATCTTCGGACACTCGCCGGTCAGATTAGAGACAGCATTGCCTCTGGTGGGTCGGCGCCTGCTGGTGCTGATCCGGGGTTGGCGGCGCTGCATGGGGTGTCAAAGGCTATCGCGGATGTGAAGCGGGTCGGGGCCGCGCGGTTGGACGCTATCGCCGATTTCAGTGACGAGGCCCAGCATGTCCTGGCGGTCGCTACTGGCGAGCTGGAGACCGGTTTGCGTAATCTGCCGAGCATCTATCAGCCGCCGCTGCACGTGTAGGGCGTTGGCGTGACGACGCTCGATGAGTTCATGGCGATCAATCCCAATGCCTATATGGCGGTGGTGGATACCTGGCGACCACAGACGCGGCAGTTCAAGGAAGCCTACGACGACTACAAGCGTTGGGCGGGCAGTCCTGCGGGTACTGAGTGGACCGGCCGCACGTCGAATGCAGCCTACGAGACGGCCTCCACTGACTGCCATGGCTCCGATAACGCCGACGACACTGTTGAAGAGGGCGGCAAACTCATTGGCGCCACTATCGAATACGAGGTGTTGCCGAACCTGACCGGTGGCCAGAACCTCATCGAAAGGGTGTTGGCGCACGCCGAGCAGGGTGTTTCGATCGATCAAAATTTCAACATGACCTACACCCCGGCCGAGGGTGAAAGTGATGAGTCGATTGCCCGAAACCGCGAGCACGTCAAGGAATCTGAGCGCCAGGTCAAAGAGCACGTCGCCAAGTGGGAGAAGGGTTGCCAAACTCTTAAGGGGCAGGCCGAGGCCACGGCCCAATCGATCACCGGCTGCATCAACCCCAAGACCGCGCTGGTCGATGGTCGCAAGGTCCTGCGCGATGCTGTGGCTCCCAAGCCTGGCGACGGCACTGCTACCGCGATCGATTACAAGAAGCAGTACCCCAAGGCCACCGACCCGGCGGGCACCACTCCGGCTGCCGCGAGCAATCCGGAAACGATCAATTACAAAGAGCTGTACCCGAAAACCGCGTCGGTGGATGGGCATCAGCTCGGCAGCATCGGGGCCATGCCTGGTGTGGGGGATATCGACAAGACCAAACCGGCCAAGCTTGCCCCCACCTTGGCCGACCGCGATGTTCCCGCGTTCGCCCAGGCGACCCGCGAGCGCCTGCAACATGAGGGTGTGCCCGCCAACCAGATTGAGCAGCGGGTCAATGAGGCGGTTCAGCGGGCGCAGGCACCGCGTTTTGCCCCTGACGCCGATCCGATGCGCACCCCTGGACAGGTGCCGTTGCACAACTCGCCCGGTGATCAGTTCAACGACATCGTGGGCCGCGCCAACGATGAGGCCACCAAAACCATTGACGGCCAGATAGAGCAAGCCAAAGTCCTTACCGGGCAAGCAGGTCCGGGCGCGCCCGGTGTCGCCGAAGCGTGGAAAGACGTAGGCCTGGGCGCCGTCAAACAGGTTCATGAGCTGACGAGCGATCCACTGGCAGCGCCCAAGATGGGCATTGAACAAGCCAAAGAGTTCTACAACCATCCCGGCGAGTTCATCGGCAAGAACCTGATCCACGGCACCGAAGCCCTCGGCGGCGGGGCAATTGGCGGCGAAGCGGCAGCCGGAGCACGCGGACTACTCGGAGACCTCACCGGCACCGAAGGCCGAGCCATCACCCACGGACTAGACGACGCCAGCCCCGGACACCACACGCCAACCCAAGTCGAACATCACACGGCGACAGGCGATCACAACAGTCCGTCACACCCCACAGGGCATCTGCCGCCCGAAGGTGAACCCGGCAGCTTTGGATACGACGCGGATGGCAATCGTCTGAGATATGCAAATGGCAGACCGGACTACGGGCCGGGTCAAATTCCCGAGGTCTGGAACACTTCACGCGAAGACCAACTATCGCGCATCGAGACCGGGAAGCTGGACCTACCGGAGCCCGGACCTGGCCAGCAATGGGTTGAACTACACCCGAGAGGGCCAGTTGATGAGAGTTGGACCGTCGAGAATGGCCACCGGCTAATCGACTGGCAGCCAGGTGAACCCCAGAAGGGCCTCTGGGATATGGGCCATATCGACGGCCGGGAGTATCGGACACTCCGCGAGGCATACTTGAGTGGTCAGATGACTTTCGAGGAGTACATCGCCGAGTACAGGAACCCCGACAACTACAGGGTCCAAGATTGGTATCGGAACCGATCTCACATCGATGAGGGGCCGTAACTGTGGAGGGTAGGGTGATCGCGTGAGCCTGGTTTACGCCGCGCACCGGGGGTCCTATGAGGACTTCCTGAAGGAGTACACGCCGACCGATGCGACGCGGACATTCGCAGGCGGTCGTACGCTCCTATTTCAGTCGGTGGGCAACAAGGATGTTCCGGCGCGCGTCGCGATCACCATGCGACTGCTGGACGATGGCGCAGACCCGTCCGTAGCTCCCGACAATACGAACGTGCTACACGTACTGTTCGACCAGCGGACGCATGACGCCGAATACGAGGCACCGATGCTGCGTCGACTCATTGAAGGTGGCGCTGATATCAATCTGTTCTCAAAGCGGTCGGGTCCACCCCTGGCCAACCTGATTAAGCACGGTCCGTCGCCGGAAAGTGCTTGCATCCCTTTCTATGACGTGATTTTCGACCAACCGAATCTCGATCTGGCGCTGCCCTACCTGCATGACCTCATTTTCAATTCAGCGTGGAATCTGCCCCTGCTCCGCGAGCGGGTACTGGCGTACGAATCAGCGAGAGCCCAGGGAGGCTGACCAGGTGGGCGACTACATCGAATTCATACCCCACTCTGGAGCATGTTTGGCTACAACCAACGTCATGGACCGGCGCGGCTTGGTTCGGTGGATGGTTAGGGTGCCGCCTACAGGTGGCGCCGATAACGGCTGGCAGATTTCCAGTCACATCGATACAACCGAGTATCTGCGAGACAAAAGTAGTTGGCGCATAGTCGCATTCAACGATGTGTGCAACATAGAGCCTGCGCTGGTCGGTATTTATAACTTTCCGGTTGGTTCTGATCTACAGATCGTCCGCGACGAGCGAGGCATCTCCATATACGACACCCCTACCGGTCGGCAGATCCCCTCTGAAGAGTTCTACGTGCCACCACAGTTTCGAGGTTAGGCGATCGGCGATCCTTGCCTGATTTCGATTCCCTGTACGTGTGCTGTGAGCGGCGCGTACGCTTTCCCCCGGTCGGGGGTATCGAATCGAGGGGAAGGTCTTCGCTCATGTCAGCACCACAGTCGGCGGCACCGGGTTGGTATCCCGACCCATCGGGCGCGCCAGGGCAGCGCTATTTCGACGGCACTAACTGGACCGTCACGGCGCCACCGCCGCCGCCCGCACCGCCCCTGCAAGGCCAGGACGGTGCACTGTACGTGCGCCAGCAGACGGCGCACTCACTTACCAAGCATCTGCTGTTCGGCGTCTTCATCTGCTGGCTGAACGTGGTGTACATCTCGGTCAGCAAGAACCACTACTGGAAGGCATAACGAAGTCCTCGCCAGTGTGCGAACCAGTCCCGCCGCCTGTGAAGTCAGGGGCGGGGCTGGTTGCATGTCGGTCGGCTATTCGTCTCCCTCCCAGCGGCTCTGGTATGTGCGGGCCGCTGCGTGTGTGGCCAGCAGTGCGGCTGCGACCGCAGGTGCACTGTCGACAGGCAGCCGTGACGGAATGTCCACGATCACCAATTGATCTGCGTTATCGCTGATACGTATCTCTCCGTACGCCCAGCCTTGACCCATGATCGGAACCCGGACGGTGCGGCAGCCGTACTCGTCTGTTTCTACTGGCGGTAGTGGAACAATCTGACATCCTTTGTCCCCCAGTTTGTCTAGCAGCGTTGTTGCGACATGACCGGCGATGTCATCTTGTGAATAGACCCTGGTCTGGTAGTGGCCGTGGCCGATCGTTTCTTTGTAGGTCCAGCTAAAGAAGTTCGGCATCTGCGCGATAATCTCGCGAATGGCCCTCTTGGCGTCCATGGGCTAGTTGTACGCCCAGGGGCCGACAACACGCTGTGTGTTCGGCCCCGCCGTCAGCTTCTACCGCGTGAGCGCAGTCAGGGCTGTTTGCATTCTTACCCAGCAAGCAAGAGTCTACCGACGAGCTGGACACCTGACCGCAGCTGTGGAAAGCTTCGAATAGTTTGCTCATGTGTAGGGCATGGTTCATTCGGAGGGCCACATAGTGGATATGAAGGGCAAATCGCCTACAACACCCGGTTTGCGTCGTGTGCTGGCAGTGACGGCCCTGGTTGCTCTTGCTGCCGGTGGCATGAAGGTGGCCAGCGACTACGCCACACCGGGTAGCGGTTTTTCGACCATCGCGACAGTGGCGGCAGACCCTACGGGACCGCCCGCGCCCACCGGGGGGATGACCGATGGCGGGGGCTCGCAGTTCCAGCCCCCGCAGATGCCCAGCTCTATGCCCGACTACCAGGGCGGCAACAACCAGCCGCCGCTAGATCAGAACTCCGGAATTAGCATCTACAACAGCGGCAATCCGCAAGCACCGCAACAGGTTCCGGGTCAGCAAGGAGGGCAGCAGCCCCAGCAGGCGCAACAGCCCGCCCATGGCACACAGATCCCGGACTACCAGACCAACCCCGGATACACCCAAGGCCCCGGTAAGCCGAACCCGGATTACCAAGCACCGCAACAGCAGTCGCCACAGCAGGCCCAACAGCAGGGGCAGCAGCCGCAACAACAACAACCGACTCAAGCCCCTACGCAGACGCAGGCGCCGACACAGCAGCCAACGGTGACGACGCAGCCGGGCCAGGAGACGGGCCAGAACAACTCCGAAGACGACCTCCACACTGATGACTTTGACGACACCAGCGAGGTTCCGGACGAGAAGTACCGCATGGACAACGGCACCGACAAGAACATCTGCCAGCAGTCGCAGGCTGAGCTGAGTGCCGGGCAGCCAATATCGAATATCGACTGGTTCACCATGGTCGGCAACACACTGAACGGCCCACAGATGCGTGTAGAAAATGCAACCAAATGGCCCGAGATGGTAAGTAAGGCCGTCGATGAGTGGAAAGGCCTCGGAGTCGACATCTCCTACTTCACGCCAGCCTGGTATCGAAAAGGCCCGTTCAATGCCGACGTGAAAGTCGTGGAGAGTCACGACCCCGATTTCGGACCATACGGACGCACAGACTGGCAGAACGGCATTATCTATATCAACACCTGGCTCTTCGAGAAAGAGAACGCCTCCGCCGAGCGGATACAGGAAACAATCACGCATGAAATCGGGCACGCACTGGGCCTTATCCATGGGTGTGCAGGAACCATCATGCAGCGCGCACACGAACTGTCAGACCACACGATACGTCCCATCAGCCCGACAGCCCTCGACAAGGCTATCGTCAAGCAGATACACCAGAAATGAAGGGCGACAGGAAGATCATGATGAGAATGCGCGCATTCCTAGCGGTCAGTGCCCTAGTCCTTGGCCTGACTGGATGCTCAGGAGACAAATCCGAGACGTGCCAACTTGTTCAAGACCCGGCGTTTGATACCACCGATGTTGGGCTCCTGACTGAGAGGTCTCAGAGCGTCGTCGTGGCGTCTGTCGGCAACTCGACTGGCACGGTTGAGAGCCCTAGTGATCCACGGACATTGTTTCCAGCCACGGTGATCAAGGCGCTCAAAGGCGAACCTCCAAGTACTTTCACGATTGCGCAAGAGGGCACCGAAAAATGCGAGGTTCTAGGCACCGGAAGCAAGCCGATTACACCCGGCGACTACATACTGTTTGTGGGCAACAAAAGCGTCAAGGCTGACTGGTACCACCTGTGGAACAGCATTCATCTGAGTTCCGCCGACCTCAAATCGGTTGAGTCTGGGGCCTTCGCGCCTGGGCAGGAGAAGCTACAGAAGGCTATGAAGATCATTTCGGACAGATCGAAGAATCAGCCTCCTAGGTAGCGGTACGCCCAGGGGCCGACAACACGGTGTGTCCGGCCTACAGCCGCCCCTCCAGCTGGGCAGGCAGCGGTGGTACGTCGCCGTGAGCGCCGCCTTGAATCCACCGTCGAAGCTCGCGCAGGTGAGCCAGGGCGATGCCTAGAACCTTCTGCTCTTCGGTCAGCCGGTCCTCCAGCGCTTGGACGCGGCCACCAAGTGCGCCGATGGCGGCGTTGTGGGCTTCGCGCTGCTCGGCCATGGCGGCGGCGAAGGTCTCGCGCTGCTCAGTGGCGAAGGCTTTCCAGTCGGCAGAGCTGTTGGCGTCCTTGGCGTTCCAGCGGTCTACTAGCGACTTGATGGCGGTGCCGATGACGCCGCCTGCAAGCAGGCTGACGGCGAGTTCAAGCCACTGGTCGAGGGTCACCGGTTGGTCTCGTCACTCTTGGGCGAGCCCCCGCGCGGAATGTGGGCCGTTGCGATGGCCTGACCGCCGACGACGAACACGGTCGAAATGAGGTTCAGCCACAGCGGGGCTGCTTGTTCGTCTACGACGTTGTAGTAGAGCATGAGCGAAAAAAGCGCCACGGCAACGGCATACAGCCAGAGCCTCACTTTCGGCGTGAGCAGTTGTCTCAACTTCTCAATCATCATCCAAACCTCAATCTTGCAGTAGGTATTCGACGGCGGGCGCGGTGTCGTAGTTCAGGTGCGGCCCTGTGCGTTTGACGAAGAACAGACCGGCGTCCAGGACGGCTTTAGTGAGGGCGAATAGCTCGATGGCTGGTCGCTGCACAATCTCAACGACTTGCGCCAGGATGGAATCGGGGCCGGTGAAGACCCGTTGACCGATGACCACCTTGTAGATGGACGTTTTCATTTCGCCGGAGTCGCCTTCGACATCGGTGTACATGTCGCCTTGGTGGGCGTAGTTACGCCACCAATGCGGGGTATCGACCATCAGCTGATCAGCGATGCCGTGTGACTCGGGTCCGGGTGCCTGGCCGTTGGCGTCGCCATAGGCTTTACCCTTCTCGCGCATGGGGTTACCCCATGCCACAGCCTTTTTGATCTTGCCGTATGCCCAGTGCAGGCGTCCGGTGAGCGGCCTAATATCGAGTTCCCATACCAGCGCGATGATGATGGCGCCTTGTGAGAAGCCGCCGAGCGCGCCGCCGAAGCGCTCCACCTGTAGGCGGTGGATGGTGAGCTGGTTGACCAGCTCTTCGCGGCCTTCATCGATGGATGTGCCCATGGGGAACGGGGCGGCGCGGTAGCCGATGGGCTGCCATCGGTACTTGCGCTCCACGGCCCGTGCGGTGTCGGCGTCGGGGCCAACCCACCAGGGCACGCCGGTTCCGCAGACCGTGAACAGTACGGGCCGCTTATCTTCGGGTACAGGGCGTTTCAGGTAGCCCATGGCGTATTTGGTTTCCAGGTTGATCACGCCGGGTGTGAAACTTCCTGGGGCGAGTTTGCCTTCGCTGACGTAGATCCCTTGTAGCTCGGTGATGATCGCCGTCAGCTCGGGGGTGAACCTGGTGGTGCCGGGGGTGAGCAGGTCATCGAATCGGTCCCACTTGACCCGGATGAAGTCGATGATCTTGCCGACTTCGGGGGAGTCGTCGCCCTCGCCGAGGCCGACGTATTGGCCGCTCAGGTACATGGTTACGCCGCCTTCTTGTCGTTGAGTTCGGCGATGGCATCGACCAGGGTTTTGCCGCCGAGCTGTGGCCAGCCGTTGCCGCCTGGGCCGCGCAGTTGGTCCCAAATCTCTTCGAGAAGCTGGCGGTCAGTGCGGGGGTTAGCGGGGCCGGGCAGAACCGGGGGAGGCACCACCACGGGCGGTGTGGGCGGGGTCGCCGGGTCGAATTCACCGCGCATGTCCTTGGCGATTTCGCCTCGGAACCAATTCATATCGATGTTTCCGGGGTCCCATTTGCCTTGTGCGGCACCGGCATATTCCTTGTGGCCGATGTTGTGGCTGACTTCGACGCCGAGCTTTGTCGTTAGCGCTGCCGCCACATCGCGCATGGCAATGATCTGCGCGTCGGGCCAGCGCTGGCCGGGATCGTAGGAGCCGTCCGGCTTGATGTCGGGCCACGCGCATTCGATGCCGATCATGTGCCAGTTGGCGTTGTTGGTCGGCAGCCACGGGTAGGAGCCTTGGCCCGCATGCCAGCAGACGCCGACCGCGACAATCGTGACCGTGCCGTCCGGCGCGATGTGAATATTGGACAGCGGGCCCGGCAAGTCGGGGCGCCCGTTGCGAATCGACTGTGCCGACTCGCGGGAATTGCCAGTGTGGTGCCACATGAGGCCACGAATGTCTTTGAAGTCGCCGTGTCCGGCGTTCTGCCAGCCGGGTAGCGTCTTAAGCCGAGCGCCGAGCGCCGGGCGTAGAACGTCCTCAAGCCAGATCGGGTCGCCTGTCCATGCCATGCTGTTGCCTCCGGGTGGTGTTGGTTCGTCGTCAGATAGGGCGCGGCGCAGCACTTCCCAGGCTTCGGCCCACTTCTGCGCGTAGCGGTCGGGGTAGGAGCTGCGCTGGACGCGCTGTGCCATTTGGCCGGCAAGGGCGGGATTGTCTGCGGCTCTTCGGTAGTCGTCGGGGAGTCGGTCAAAGAACATGCCCACTGAGCGGGCCAGGGTCATGCGGTCGTAGGCGGTGCCCCACCACGGCTCGCCGTTCGGGCCCGGCTGCTGCTGTAGGTACCCCGATGAGCGGTTGTCGTCCGAGGTGGAGTCGTGCGGATAGTTCATGGTCTCTTCGTCACGTGACGGGTTGGCCGGGCACCACCACTGACGTTCGCCGTTTTCGTCGTTGGCGCCGACCTCGGTGGAGATGGTCATGAGCGCGATGGCGCTGGCCAGCTCATCGAGACCCTTGTCGAGTGCGACGGCGTGCACTTCGCGTGCCACCTGCTCGCGGGTGCGCAGCGGCTTGGCGTCGAACTCTACGAAGCTCACAGGCTCAGTCCCAGCCTGCGGGCGGTGTCGCGGACTTTCTCGACCAGTGGGTCGATGATCCGGTCATCGGCATCGCCAGGTATCGCGTCGGTGATCTTGTCGACCCCGGAGATGGCGGTGTTGCCGACCGTTTCGGCGATGGCGATGACTACCGCCTTGATGATCACCGGGATCTGTTGGCGAATCTCGTCAACGACTGCGTGGCGAATTGGGTCGGTGATGTGCGTCTTTATGAAACCCATAGTTGTTGCCTCTCTTGTTAGTACGAGCGCCACCGAAGCCAGATACGCGCTGGCCCGCCTGTGCCGCCTTTGGTGAAGCTGCCGAAGATGCCGCCGTTGCCTCCAGCGCCGCCTGCGCCGATCCCGCCGGTACCGGCGTTGCCGGTGCCTCCGCTGCCTGCGGCGAATGTCTCTCCGAAAGCCGAGAGCGTTTGGGGGCTGATGGTTTTGCCGTTCTGGCCGCTGCCGCCGGAGTTGGCGCCTTCGCCGCCCAGACCGCCTGGGGCGGACGCGATGAGCCCGCCGGGGCCGTTGATCGATGTTGTGCCGCCGGGGCTTCCGGGTGCGCCTTTGCCGCCGCCCTCGGTTTGACCGCCTATACCTCCGGCGCCCAAGGTCAGGGCTAGCGAGCTACTGGGGGCGATGAATGTGCCGGTGAGCCATGTGCCGGTGTATCCGCCTATTCCAGATCGGCTGAGACCGCCTTCACCGGCACCACCACCGCCGCCTGCGGGCAGGATCACGTAGTCGGCCCAGTAGGCCCACGTGGGCGGTAGGACGGACTGCGATTCGGCGAACAGGTCGGTGCGGGGGTCGCTGGCCCACACCTGCACATCGCCGAGACTGATTCCGTTGATGTATTTGTTCACGGGCCCGTCGACGCCGCCGATGAGCAACGTATCGCCAATGCTGATGGGCATTTACGTCGCCCAGATGTAGATGGTGTTGCCGTCCCGTGGGGTTGGTAGCATGTCATATTGAGCCTTGGTGCCCGCCCACACCGTCAGGGAGGTGGCGGTGCCGTTGACGGACCCAACGACTCTGCCGGTGCCGAGCTTGGACACGTCGATGGCTGCGTTCGCCGCGACCTTGACATTGGTCACTGAGCTGTCCGTGGGTACGCGGGTATCGCCCAGGCGAGCATCGTTTCCGGCGCAGGCGGTGGCGGCGGTTGTGCCGGTGGTCGGCGGGAAGGTGGACGGCTTGCCGATGATTGCCGACCAGGCCACTGCCAGTGCCGACTTGGTTACCCATCCCATCGGCTACTGCAATTCGTAGATGACGCCGGATGTCAGGTCGAGATAGGAGTCCCCGACCTGCTGTCCGGTGATGGTTCCCGGTGCGCCGTTTCCGGTGGTGATACGTGCCCCGCGTGGGCCGGTCGCCCCGGTGGCGCCTGTCTGGCCTGCGGGCCCCTGATTACCGGCTGGACCGGCAGGCCCTTGCGCCCCGGTGGCACCGGTATCGCCCTTGACGCCTTGAATGCCCTGGGGGCCGGTGTCGCCCGTGTCACCCTTGTCGCCCTTGGGACCTTGAGTGCCCTGTGCGCCGGTAGGTCCTTGCGGGCCGCGAATCGATACACCCGCACCGTTGGCTGGGAAGGCTGTGCCGTTCCAGATGTACAGCCTGCCGTCTGCTTCAACGAAGTAGCCTTGGCCGTCGTTGTCCGGGGTGAGGTCGGTGGGCAGAGCCGCGTAGTTGGCGACGGTGCCCGCAATGCTGATGCCGCGTCCGTCTTCACCTTGGGGGCCTTGCGAGCCGGTGGGGCCTTGAGCCCCTTGCGGACCGGCTGGTCCCTGAATGCCGGTGTCGCCCTTGGGGCCTTGGATACCTTGCGGCCCTTCGGGTCCAACGTCGCCCTTGGGTCCTTTGATGCTTCCGCGCTGCTCCCATGCCATAGCGTTGTCTCCCTTGCTATTTGAGTTCGTAGGTGATGCCGGTGCTGACATCGATGTAGAGGTCGCCGGGCTTGGCGCCAACGATCACGTCCGGCTCGCCTGTGCCGTACCAGGTGGCGACGCCGGAGAAGGCTGGGCCTGGTTCGCCCTGTGCGCCTTGCTCTCCGCGTGGTCCTGGTGGGCCGGGCACTGGTGTGGCTATCTGCTCGGATCGCTTTGGCGCGGCCAGTGTGAGCTTGGGGCGGCTTGGCGCGGTCAGTTCGATGACCGGCACCGGCTCGGTATCGATGACTAGGCGGGGAAGCTCAGTCATCGCGCGCCACCCGGCATTTCGCCCATGGCAGGCTGTCGCCGTTGGGGTAGCTCGACGGGTAGGTGACGGTCAGCCGCGCCTCGGCTTTGGCTGGAATCTTGTCGGCGATGGGCGACTCAATGCGGATGAATACACCGTCATCGGTGATGGTCGGTTGTATTGCTGTGCCGTCTATTTCGGTACCGGCACGGACCGCCGCCATGTCCGGGTAGAACCGCAGATCGATGGTGGTGCCTGCCGGAAAGATGTCATGAATGTTCGGTGCGGTGCCGTCATCGTCAGCCTTGAGGCGCAGCAGCAAGATGAAGTCCTGCCGGACCGATAGTGTGATATTCAGGTCGGGGTCGTAGCCGCCAATCATTGATCTGCCTCTATCTGCGCTATCGCTTCGTCGTGTGTTGTGCCGGGCGCAAACTCGTGCAGCCGTTCAAGACTGGTGGCGCAGGCGTTCTCATCGACCGCGATAACCACCGTGGGGCGTGGGGTGTAGGTGTATTCGGCGCCGCGCGTTATCTGGTCGACATGGCGGTCGTGGCGCTCATCGGGTGTGTCGATGTCAATGACCACATACGTGCCATCTGCCAGCCGAAAATGCTTGCAGCCAGCGGGCCAGGCGCTCATATCGGTTTGTAGCTCAACAGCATTCACGTTGCGTGCCTTCTTCTATTTCCAGATGATGAGAGCGACACCGTGTGGTGCGCTGCCAGGTTGGCCGGGGGTTTGGGTGGCGAAGGTGCCGCCGCCGACTGCTGAGCCGCCGCCCCCAGACCCGCCACCGGGGTAGCCGCCCGCGCCGCCATCACCGCCTCGGCGCGTACCGGTCGAGGACGTGGACCCGGCGCCACCCCCGCCGCCGCCACCTCCGCCACCGGCTTTTGTGGGTGCGGTCAGCGAGGCTGCGGCGCCTGCGGTTCCGGCGTCGGCGGTTCCGGTCGAGTTGCGGCCCGCCCCGCCGACACCGCCTGCCGCCAGCGGGGTAGCGCCGCCGTCTTGACCGGCACTGCCCCCGGACCCGGTGGCTTGCCCGCCATTGCCCCCGCGCCCCGGTGTGGAGGCCGCTGGGGTGAAACCGGCGAGTGTGGAGATGCCGGAGCCGTTTGGGGATGAGGACACCAGATTGCCGATAGAGGTGATGCCGCCGTCAGCGCCGTTGGTGCTCGCCCCTGGCCCGACCGTGACGGACAAGGTGGCGGGGATGTCAGCGGGGGCGATCTGCTGGCCGATGTAGCCACCCGAGGACCCGCCCAGACCGCCCGGCCGTACGTCGGCGTTGGTCCCCGAGGTGGTGCCGGGCATACCTTTTCCGCCGCCGCCGATCACGATCAACCAGCACTCGCGCAGATTGGCTGGTTTGGTCCATGTGCCGTTGGATGTGAAGGTGTCGACGGTGTAGTCGCCGATGGTCGCCTGTTTGATGGCGGCGATTGTTTGTTGTACCTCTGCGGCAGTTCCGGTGGCGGCAGTGCCGCCGAACCAGGTGTCGAACATGTTCTTGAAGCCGTCGACAACGCTGCCCAGTGCGTCATTGGCGTTGGTGTTCGCGGCCTGCGCAGTGGTGTTGGCTGCCGCTGCAGTGTTGCGTACTCCGGTGATGGCGTTGAACAGGTTGGTGATGAAGTTGTCGTTACTGCCGGGATTGGTGCCGCCCTGGCTGCCGTGCAGGATGGCGTCGAAGGCGTTGCGTATCCACGTACCGGCATCGTTGGGGTCTGAATCTGGTCTGCCGGTGATGATTTCGAAGAAGTCGCCCAGAACGGGGATGTCTTCTACCTTGTCTTGCAGGCTGGTGATGGCCGACTGAATGTTGGCGATGGCGCCCTGCACCGTGGACACCGCGCCCTGTAGGCCCTCCAGGATGTTCCACTTGCCGGTCAGAATTCCCGTCAGCGCGGCCAGGTCGATGCCGAACAGGCGCTTGATGCCCTCGACAATCATTTCGATGAAGCGGTCCACGCCGTCGCCTGCACCCTTGGTGAAGGCCATCGGATTGTCGAAGGCCAGCTTGGTGTTTGGGTTGTGGGTCAGTGGTGGCCCGACTTGGCGCCGGTCGAAGACGGCCATTAGACCGGGATCACCTGTATCGCCAGCTGGGCGTCGCGTGGCTGAAAGTTGTAGACGCCGAACAGGCCGTCTGTGTACAAGAACACCGTCAGGATGCGCTTTTGGCCCTGCGGGAATCTGCCGTACACGCCATCGGGGGAGATGGCATCTGAAGGTGTTTGTGGTGTCGAAGCGTGCGGGCTGATATGCAACATCTGCGAGGAGTTGCCGAAGCCGCGGGCCACCAAGATGCCGCCCTTGGGATCGGTGTTCGGCTCGGAAATGCGGACCTCGCAACCGATCTGGAACGGATCGAAGTCAAGGTCAACACCGTTGGTACGCAGGTGCCCCTGCACCCACAGGTTGTATTCCTGCGTCTGTTCGGGAATCTCGCGTGAGCCGATCGGGACCTTGGTGCCCACGGCCAGCGGCACCGACTGAAACGCGGCCTCGGGCATCGTGTACATGCGTGTGGCGAACGGGTTGGGGTCGGCTAGGACGAACTTGCTCTTGGTGGCATCCCAGGTGACGACCTGGCCTCCTGTGGGTGGCAGGGTGTCATCGAAGTCGAGCGCGTCGGCGATGGTGGCGTTATCGCCCTTGGGGCCCTGCGGGGCTGCAATCTCGAAATGCCAGCCAGGGTTGCTGGCGGTGCCGCTCACGGTGATCTTGGACTTGCGGCCCGCCAGCTGCTCGGCCCACGGGATCGACTCAATAGTGGGGGAGATGTTCGGCACAGGCCCGGCCGGACCGGCGGTGCCCATGGCCTTGACCTTGAATCCGGTACCGTCCCACATGTAGACCTGGTTGCCGATCCACCAGGCCTTGCCGATGTCGTCGGGGGTGTCGGTCAGGGTGTTGGCCAGCTCTTCAAGCTCTTGCAGGCTGTCGATGGGGGAGCCGTATTGCATGCGGACAATGGGCGCCATCTCGCCGTCATTGCCTTTGGGGCCGACCAGCGCGTCCATGGTTACCACCGCGTCGTCGCCAACCATTTCCATGGTGGCCGTGGTGGCGCCGGGTGTGTCGATGTCGGACACGTCGCCGTAGAAGTGCACATTGGCCAGCCGGGTGCCCAGATATACCCGGTCGCCAAGCTGTGCCTGTACCGGGTCGGCGGGTGCAGTCATAGTGGAGCCTCCGTCTGCTCGTCGTCTTGGAAAGTGATGCGGGTCTTCTGTCGCCAGCCCTCGGGCATGTCATCGACGGGCACACCGCCGAGCTGGCGAATCCAAAAGGCCTTGGCGTTGCCGGACAGGTTTTCGATGTCCTGCGGCGTGGTGGCGGTGTCGATTTCCTCGCGCACGTCATCGGGTGCATTGATGCCCACCCACTCCAAAGCGCCCTGGTGTTGCGCGCCTTCGACACGGCGGCTCTTGATCAGCGCCTCATCCTGGTGAAGTCGGAAGCCGCGCAGCGCAAGGTGATAGGCGATCATCGGCGCCAGATAGGACAGGTCCAATGTCTTGCCGTCGCGCATGCCGACCGCCACCAATGCGCTGGCTATCTGATGCATGGCCACGTTGGCGTTGTGCAGGTGTTCGGCGGGAGCGTCGGTGACCCGTGGGTCGGTGCCCATGGCCGCGCCTTGGTGAGTGCCGTTGACGTACATTAGAATTCGTCTCCACTTCCCATGAGCATTCCGACGACCGACCAGGCCGCTTGAAGTGTTCGCATCCCCTTGGCGGCGGGATCTTCTTCTTCGCCGTCCATGCCGATTGACAGCCCGTATTGCAGCGGCGTGGTCTCGTCGTAGGCCATCCGAATCGCCGAGCACTGGTCGGTGTGGATGACATCGACCAACTCAAAGCCCAGGCGGTCTCCGAGAGTGAAGTCATAATGAACCAGCCAGGGGTAGCCGTTGACGACGTTTGTCTTAAAGCTGGTGTAAGGCCGCGTTTTCCAGTGGCCATCGCGTAGCGATTTGATACCGGATACGGTGTATGCAGAGCCTGATCCCGCTTCCCAGTGTTCAAGGAAAGCGTGTGTGCCCATCTGGAATACGCGCTTGATGTCCGTAAACCGTTGGTACGCAAGCAGGCTGTTGTCCAATTGGCCCTGATAGAGCTCTTCTAAGCCCGGTGTGCCGGGAACCTGTGCGGCAAATGGGCCTTGAGATATCAGCGCTGAGAGCTCTGATAGGGCGTATTTGATGCCAAATGTCTGGAGCTGGTTCACAATTGCCGGTGACTTAGAACCGGTCATGATGGTTCGGGCCTTGGCCTTGTGCACCGCTCTAACGGCGTCGATGATCGCCGAATGCTCTGTGTCGCGGAAGATCACCTTTGGCGGAGCCGGGGCGACCTTGAGCCACTTACGAAATAGCGGATCGGTCTTGCCGTCGTGGTCGGCGTCGACCGGAATAATGGTCTCGGTGATCATGTCGTCGGCCAGCGAGCCGATCAGGTTGATTACACCGTCGATGGCGGTGCCGGTTGGGCCGGTGACACCCGACTTGTCTTCTACCGCAAGGACAACGCAGTTGCGAGTGGGCCGGGTCAAGATGTTGTTGCCGAGCAGTTCGGACAGCTCGGTGTGTGGCGAGTCCTCATCCTCGGTCAGCCAGGTGTAGGCGCGGATGATGCATCCGGCGTCCTTGAGGATCGGATCGAAGACACTGTGCGCGTCGGTCCACCGTGAGGTGACAAAGCTCAGCCGCGACTGATCCAGGAACGGGTTGACGAAAGCGACCTGCACCGGCCAGTCAAGCGGGCTGATGTTGGTGAGCTTGGTGCCCAGCCACACCGCCGGGTTGGCGATGTTGGTGATGATGTTGAAACCCGGCATGTACTGGCGGGCCAGGTTCACGAACAGTGTTGTGGCGCAGATGGTGCGGGTGTTTCCCGGCAGCAGCCACATCTTCGGCTGCTGGACCTCGGGCGGAAAGAACGGATTTGCGCCTAGGAGAATGTGTTCTAGGTGCTTGCGGTTGTGGATGAGCTGTAGTTCGACCAGGTGGATGCCGTCAGCGGTGCGCTTGATGTTGACCGATTCGACCTTGCCGCCCCAGCGTGTGCGCCACGACCGCTTGGTCGGGTTCGGGTCGATGGTGATGTGCAAGTCCTCTTCGGCGCGCACATCGCGGGTAATGAACTCGGTCAGCCAGTCGTTAGCCAGCAGCGTGATTGAGCCCTGCCCGGCCGCGTGAATCATCTCTTCGGCGTCAAGTTTTTGTTCAGCGGCAACAACGCCGATGAACTTCATGTCCTTGTCCCACAGGCGGATTAGTGGGCGCTGACGGGCCGAGTCGATGATGACCTGGCGGCGCCGATGCATGTAGCGGTACGCCTCACTGGGGCTGCGCACAGGATCGGGCGCAGCCAAAGTTGCCATCTAGAAAGCGGTCTCGTACTTCTGTGGCATGAAAGCGGTCACCTTTGCCTCGGGGTTGGTGTGGTAGACGGCGGTCGTAACCGCCGTCTCACGCGGGATGATGGATGCGAACCGTTGCCCACGGGTGCGGCGCCACGCGGGCAGCCCTTGGTCGCCCAGGTCATGCAGCAGCGGCAGGTAATCGAGGATTTCGGCCTGGCGCGCGAACCGGTAGAACACGTTGTCTACGGGCTCCTTGCTGGTGGTGAAGGTGCGGGCGGTCGGGTCGGTGTCGACCATGAGAAAGCCATCGCCGCTGTAGATTTCGGGGCCGCGCACCAAGTTCTGTGTGAGGCCGTCCTGTATCCATGCCGTGCCGGTACCGCTGATGATGAACTTCGGCCAGTCATCGATCTGGCCTTTGTTGACGTATTGGACGTGGGTCAGCCAGGCCTGCATGGGCAGTGCTTCGATGCCGTCAGTCAGGAAGTCTTCAAGGGTGGTGAACAGTGAGCCCTCACCGCCGACTGTAACCTTGGGCTTGGTGGCGTCGAAGCCAACGGTCTTGGAGCGGAACATCTTTTTGTAGGCGTAGGGGTCCGGGCTGACGACGTTCATCGTCACCTGGCGCATGTTGTTGCCGAACGCCACCGGGTCCTTTTTCATGGTCTCTGGGGTGGCGCCGCCATCCAAAATGACCTTGAGCCAGCGCCATCCGGTCGAGCGGGTGAAGTAGCCCAACCAGCCGTGCTGCGTCTTGGACCATGCGCGCTGCCACCTAGCCTCGGTGTTGCGGTAGATGGTCTCGGTCGAAATATTCAGGCGGGCCCGCACATTGGCGTTGGGGTTCAAGATGACGCCGAATGACTGCGTGCGCCGTTTGATGTCGGTGCGCTCCAGCCGTGAGCCGATCAGGTAGGGCCCTTCCGAGAACCGGTGATCGAACGGGACCGACATAGCGCCCATCAGCTCGGACTCCAGCACCGCCCCTTCGCGGCCGCGATGGTTACCGGCAAGATGCCACTTGCTGCCATCGACACCGATGTACAGCAGGTTGGTTTCCATGTTCTTAAGCTCTTCGGGCAGCCATTCCCAGCGGGTGAATTGCTCCCAGCCGGGGAACTTGACAGCGGCAAACACTGCTCCTGCAAGCTCATTGGCGTTTCCGCCCCAGCGGTAGAAGGGCGGTTGAATCTGGTTGTCGGCCGGGTTCTCGCCCCAATGATCGGGCGCGGTGGGTGATTCGGTCATGCTCCCAGTCCTGCCGTCGCGTAGGTGCGCGTCCGTTCGTTTTGCTTCTTCTGGATGGACGTTTGAACGGCCTGCGGGTCCATGCCCTGATTGCCGTTGAGGTTGATTGAGTTGTCGATGGTGGTCGGGGCCGACATGCCTTGCTGGAAAGCGTTGGTGGCGATATCGCCAATGCCCGCGATAAGGCCACCGGGCCCGCCGCCGGGCATCACATTTTCTGCGGTCACCGTCGATGTCTGGCCCTGCGAGAACAACCCGGTAAGGCTCGGCAGGCCCATGCTGTTCAACATGCCGCCCCCGCCCTGGCCCGGCCCACCAGCACCGCCGCCACCGAGTAGGCCGGTGAACATCTTCACCAGACCCCACTGCCTCGGATCGGAGAACAGCGAACCGTCAAACCCGAGGCCCTGAAACAAACCGTCGATCAGCCCTTGGCCGAGGTCACTGCCCGCCGCGCTGCCACCACCGCCGCCAAACGGTGAGTTCGCCATGGCGGCGTTGTATTCGTTTTGCGTCGCCGTCAGGTCGTCGGTGGCTTGGGCCTGCTCACGCTTGGCTTTGGCCAGCCGGTATTCGGCGGCGTCGCGCTGCTTCTGCGTGACCTTGCTGGGGTCCTTGGCGTTGAGTTCGTCCAGCGAGGCCTGCGCCTGCTGCACGGCAAAGTCGCGATCAGACACACGGTCCTGCGCCTCGCGGACCCGGCGCGCGCCTGCGGCGCCACCGCCGCGACCGGATGACGAACCACCGCCGAAGAGGCTGCCGCCACCGGACATCCCGGAGGCCGAGGGTAGCGAAATGCTGCTGGTGGGTAGGCCTACAGCCGCCGCGCCAGCGCCACGGTCCTTGCCGAGCATGACGTGAAGGTGGTCCATGTGGTTCTGCGTCGGCGAACCACGGTCATTCATGGCCTTGCCGTCTGTGAAGGACCCGCCGTAGCCGTAGCTGGTTTGGCGCCAGATGAATCCGTCCAGGCCGAGTTGTTCACGGTTCTTGGCCAGGAAGCCTGCGACCTGATTGCCGAGCATCATGCCCTGAGGGGTGTCCCAACCAGGGACCATCACGTCAATGGCGTTGCCGCTGGAGTGCTCGCCGTAGCCGTCCTCGGCGCGGCGCCCGCCGATGTCATCGATCTGCGGCCACTGGCGCATGATCGTGGTGCGCAGGAAGTCGGCGCCAGGGTTGAGGCCCTGGGCGAAGCCAGGGATCATGGCGTGCAGCATTTCGGCCGGTGGCATCCATCCGGCGTTGAGCGCGGCCAGGATTGGGGCGCCGCCATTGCGCATGGCAGCCGCCGTCATGACACCTTCGCCATTGGACAGCCACGCCAAGATAGAGTCGCTGGTGCCGGTGCCCCGTCCGCTGACCTTGCCGCCTCCGGCGTAGCCCGGCGCGTTGCCGATCGGGCCACCGTCTTTGTGGCCGAAGATGCCGCCGAGGCCAGGCACCTTGGACAGGAAGCCGCTGGCCTTGTCAACGATGCCGTTCAAGCCACCAGCAACCCCGCTGATGACATCGGCCAGCGCCTTGAATCCGCTGATCATGGGCTTGATCACCACGTCAACGATGGGAGTGAGGATCTTGACCAGCCCGGTGAACAGTGGCGCTACCACCTTGATCGCCGCCGCAATGGCGGGAATGGCGGCGGTGCCCAGCTCGGCCAGCGGCGGTAGAAGGGGAATCGCCGTCTTGAGCAGATCGCCCATTGCGCCCAGAAGTGGGGGCAGCAGCGGCGTGACCTGCTGGAGCGCACCTGCGAAGGCGTTGGCGAATGTGCCTGCGACCTCGGCCAGTACGGGTGCCAGCTGGTCGATGACCGGCTTGAGTGCGTTCGCGAGCGCCGATACGACCGGGGCCAGGGCCTTGAATAGCGTCGACAGGGCCGGGGCGAGCGCACCGACCACCGCGCCGACCAGCTGTCCGAGCACAGGCAGGATCGGGGCCGCACCAGCCACCAGGTCGGCGAAGGCCTGCGCCAACGGCGCAATCGCCGGGGCGAGCGCTTGAATGGTTTGGACTACGGCCGGTCCGATGGCGTCGAGCAGGGTCGAGATAGGGCCCGCCAGCGAGGTCACCACGGGGGCAAGGGTCTTCATGACCTCGGCCAGGTTGGTGAACACCGCTTGCAGCGCAGGCGCGGCGGCAGTGCCCAGGCCGGTGAATGCGGGGATGACGGTGCCGAGCAGGCTTTGGCCGACTGTCTTGAGGATCGGCGACAGAGCGGCAAGGGCTTCCTTGGCTCCAGAGAAGAAGGCGCCCAAAGCATCTCGGCCCTCGGCGGAGTTCACGAAGTCGCGCATCGTCTGCGTCACGGTCTGCAACGAAGCCAGGAATCCGCCGCCCACGTCGTTGCCTGCGCGGAACACCCCGCCGATGATCGACCCCAGATTGCCTGTGATATCGGCGAGCTGGCCCATGGCATGAATGCCGGTCTGAATCCACTCAGTCATGCGGCCGCTTTCGCGCGCATTGCTGACGAACCGGGCGAAGGAATTGGCGGCGTTGGTGGCGCCCTGCGCCAGCTGCGGCATGAAGGTGGAGCCGACAGTGCCGATATCCAGCAGAGATTTGACGACCGGTGAAAGGGCCTGCGACAAGGTGTTGAATGCCGTCGCGCTGTTTCCGGTCAGTGTTGCCATGTCCGAAACCGATTGCGGTGCTTGCAGAAGCGCCGAAACGCTCTTGAGCGCGCTGTTTGCGCTGCCCGCAATGTCGGCCATGGCGCCTTGCATCATCGGCAGATAGGTGGCGCCCAGGGCCCTCACTTCGGAGGCGAATCCGTCAAAGAATCGGTCCTGTACCGCGTTTTTCAAGTCCTTGAGCTGCGGCAGCATGGACTGGATAGCGGTCGCGGTCTCGCGGGCGTTCGGTGACAGGTCTGCGATAGCCTTCGCGAACTTTTCGGGGTCGCCAATGTCCTTCATGGCGTCGCCGAAGCCGAGGGTGGCGACCTTGAGCGCGCCGATAGCTGTCGCTGCGCCGCCAGCGGTGGCCGGCAAAAGTCCAAACGCGCCGCTAGCGGACATGATGGCGCCGGTAAGGGCTGTCAGTCCACCAGCGGCGCCTGTGATAGCTAGACCGCCCAGGGCGCCTGCCATCGCCCCGCCGAGGGTCTTGGAGATGAAGGACGCGGCCTCGGTGATCTGCTTGCGGTCGATGTCGATCTTGTAGGGCCGCGCCTTGCTCAGTTCGCGGTCCAGCCGCTTGATTTGCAGGCGCGCCTTGCCGGTGTCGGCGTCAATGTCGACCGTCAGGTCAATGCCGTCGACGGCGCGACGGGTCTCGCGTACCAGTCGGGAGGTGTCGGGCACGATTGAAACCCAAAGGGCCATTAGCTCATTGCTCATCGCTAACTCCCTTCTGTCGTTTCCATCGGGCCCGTGCCTCGCGCCACATGGATGCGAATGCGGCCATCGGGACGACCTGTTGTGTGCGGCCCCCGAGAGCTGCCGTCAGCGCGTTTGCGCGCTCACGCACGCCGGGGCGTGGGATCTGTTTTGGCCGGTTCCGTGGCGGCTTGCGCTGCGCATCCTTGGTGTGCAGCCACAGCCAGTCGTTAAGGCGCTCAAGGATTCCGGCGAGAAGATGTGAGTCGAGCGGCCACCCTTCGGCCAGCTCGTAATGAATGGCAGTCCCCGGTGGTGAGGCCACGGTGAACGCATGCAAGTCCTCCCAGCTGCACGCCGGGCGGTCGAAACGCAACCCGGCGTGCAGCAGGTCTAGGCGGAATGCCGCCTCGTGCTTGCGTGCGAAGTCACGGACCTCGCCAATTAGTTTGGGAGTTTGGCCCCCGACCAGAACGTCAGCAGGCTCTTGATATCAGCCAGCTTGCCGCCGCCACGGAAGGCCGCAGTGATCGCCGCGATACCTTCGGCGTAGTCGACAGCGTGATCACGCATGGCCTGACGGAAGAGCTTGATCAGCATCACGTGATCGGGAATGTCCTCCAGCAGATCAGCGAAGATGTCGCCCGCGTCCGGCGTCGGGAACGGCGGCAGCGCCACCACCGTGCCCGAGGGGTCTTCGTAGCGTTTCAGCTCGGTGCCCTCGACGTAGATAGGCGCCCAATCGAACTCGGGATCGCCCGGCTCCGGTTCCGGCTTCGCTGGGGTCTCGGTGCTCTGCTCGCCCTCTGCTATGTCGAGGTTGTCCTCGTACTCACGGGCATAGTCATCGTCTACTTCGACAGCGGGGGCGGTCTTTTTTGTGGTTGCCTTGGTGGCCATGTGATTGTTCCTTTGCAGGTGAGTTGCCTTGGAGTGCCTTGGGTCCCGCCCGCCTGTCCCAAGGCAAAACGGACGGGCGGGACAGCGTGGTGAATCGGTGGGCGGCTGGTTTTCGCCTCTCCTAAGCCCCGTCGCCGCTTGGCTCGGGGTCAGGCTCCGGCTCCGGTTCCGGGTCAGGTTCCGGGGCCGGGGGAGGCGCTAAGGGGTTTCGCCACCGCCTGCGGGCAGAGGCACAACCTGGCCGTCGTCCAGGTAGATGTAGGCGTTGTTGCCCTGTGAATCGGGCAGTAGCTTGAGCGTCAGGTCATGGCCCGACAACTCGCTGTGCGCGGTCTTAAAATCGCCCTTCTCCGACACCTGGGCCAGCGGTGCGACCCACCGCATCGCCTTGAGACCTTCTGAGCCATCGGAGTAGAAGCTGTCAATCCAGACAGTCTTTTTCGGCAGCATCAGCTTGTTGACCTTGATGGCCAGCCAGTTGCCATGCGCCTGCGTCGCCTGCGTGTAGGCCACGTTGTCGTCGCCGTACGCCAGCTTGGCAATCTCCCGATTCATGATCTGTAGCAGCACCATCTGCCACGACACCGAGAACGATTCCTGTAGGAACGCAACGATATCGCCGCCCCAGGCGGCAATCTCATTGATCGATCGATCTTCGGTACCGGTCACGCCGTCTTCGGAGACGAAGCCGACATTTTTCAGGTCAGGACTGTGCTCGGCGGCGGGGATAAAGATGTCATCGGCCGGGGGCAGGGCAATGCCGGGCTTACCGATGAATACACCGCCAGTGATTCCCGGCGCGGTCGGCGAGCCGGAGAACAGTTCTTTGATATCGCCCGCTGCGCCACCGGGGCCAGCGACAATGGGTCCGGTCATGGTGAATACACCTCTCTGCCCAACGCGGGCAATGGGATTGGTAAAGATGCCTTGAGAATCAGTGCTTGGCTCTGACGAGCCATTCGAGGACGACTTGATAGCGGACGTGCGTCTTGACGTCCGGGTCGTCCAGATCGGTTGGACCACCGATCTTTTTGGCCCTAGCCACGTAGGGGTAGCCGTCGAACAGGAAGCCAACGGCTGCCTTGCCCAGTGCTGCCACCAGGTTCGCGGTGTGAGCGCATCGAGGGCCGTCGATGTCGTAGAGCTGGGCGACTACCTGCGCCCGCGTGGCGATCAGCGATTCGTCGGGCCCGCCGTTGGAATAGACGCGCATGAAACGATCGGGGCGATTCTTGGCCGGTACTTTCTTGCCGACGTGCTGCGTGTGTCCCTGTGCGGCAAGGGTGTTGGCGAAATAGGTGACGGCGAGCTGATCAACGTCCGGGTGGACGATGAGCGTCATCGGCGTGCGGCTGCCCGCAGAAGCGAGGATGTGCGGCGCTCATGCCCCATGGCGCGACCGGTCGCGGTCACTACCGAGACACGGGCGCGGTTCTTGCCGACGTGCAGGTCTGCGGTGTAGCTTGGCCCGTCATCGACGGGGCCGTTCTGTGCCACGTCAGCGGTCACTTGGTGATCCAGGTTGGCATCTTGGGCGACAACCTCGCCGACCTCAAGCAGCTTGGCCTGCACCGCCGCCGACTTGCGTAGCTCACGGAAGGCGCGTTTGTTCACGCGGACCTTGGTAACGGTCATCCCTGGACCCTTCGCAGGTTGACGACAGCGCCGAAGTGCTTGCCGAATGGATTGAACTCGGTGGACTCGGGATAGCCGACGCATTCAAAAACGTTGCCCGCCAGTGTCACCCGATCACGTGGGCCGTAGACCTGGCCGGGCGGCACGAGCAGCACCACGTCAACAATGACGCGATCCTGGCCGACCAACTTCGGCTCATTCGACATCGCCGGGCCAGCGCCATACACAGACCGTGCGGTCGCGGGCGCCCACTTGTCGATCGAATCGCCATGTGCGTTCAGGGCGTCAGGAATGAAGGCCTCGTGCGCGACGACGAACGGTGTGGGAAAGCTCGGCGCGGTCATCGACCCGAGATGTCGACAGAGAAGGCCTTACCCGACACGGCCCAGCGGTGCAGGGCGAGTTTGTCGGCCTTGGTGAGCCACACGCCGCCGTTGGCGGCGTCGGCATTGAGGGTCACGGTCTGTGAGAAGACGTGCGCTGCATTGGTGATGGCAGTGGCCGAGTCAGTTCGGCCAGTCAGGGTGCGCGCCGCAACCCGTGAGGTCACGATGCGCACCCTGTCCGGTACCGGGTCGAACGCGCGGTCACCGCAGTAGGCAGAAACCAGGGCAGAGGCCTCATCGAGCACACCCGGCAGCCACTCAACCTCGTCGGCGGTCAGGTCGCGGCGTAGCCGCGCCTCAACGTCGGCCTGGTCAGCGAGCGCGGCCACTTGAGCGCTTCCGGGTCCGGCTCGTAGCCGGGCGGGGTGCAACCGGCTCGGGTGCCTCGGCTGCCGCTTCGGCGGGCTCGGGCTGCGCCTCTGTCACTTCTTCGGCCGTCGCCTCGGTGGTATCGGTTGGCGCCCCGGTGGGCTCCTGTTCTGCGCCGTCGACCTCGCCGTCTTCGATTAGGTGAGCGCCCACCACCTCACCCGGTGGGACGGGATCGCCTGCGGACAGGCGCGCCCCACCGGGCAGGTAGATGACACCGACCAAATCGGATCGGATCGAAGGCACTACAGCACCTTTGCGGCCATGGACAGGTTGGCGTTGGCCAACACCGGCAGGCCGATGGCGGCGCCGTGGACCCACACACCGATCGGGTCGCGGGTCTTGAAAGCGCCCATCGCGATGCCGGGGCGGTCAACCTCGGCAATCTCGTAATCCGGCTCGGAGGACTCCAGGGTGGTGCCCCAGACGGTCGCACCGAGGTCGGTGCCGTCCTCTGCATACGCATCGACCGGCGCGGGCAGCAGGTACAGCTTGTCCTCCGGCAGGATGCGGACAGTCGTGCCCGCCACCTTGGCGCGGCGGTCGAACACCGCGATCGGGGGAAGGCCGTACGCGGACAAGGTGGCCTGTACAAAGGCTTCGGTCACCAGTCCCGGCGCGGTAGCCGAGTTGGTGGCCAAGGCCTTCATCTCGGCAGACAGCATGAGCGCGTTGAGCACCCGGCGCGAAGTCAGGATGACGCCCGGCTCGTCGCCGTTCTCTTCGACGTAGGCATCACGCCACAGCCGAAGGTCGGTCAGCGGCTTGGAGGCCGGATCGGACCACAGGGTTGCGGCGGTGACGGCGAACGCAGCGCCGCGACCGAAGTCGGCAGTCGCGATGAAGCCGTTCTCATTGATTGCGGCCTTGCCGCTGTCAATGACCTTGCCGCGCATCACTTCCAGCTTGTCGCTGATCGCGTAGGCGAGGCGCTTAGCCTCCTTGAGCACCGTCGACAGCACTGTGTCGGAGTCGACGTTGCCACGCAGGCGCAGCTGGTCGTATTCGGACACGCGCACCTTGCGGCCCAGCGGGGGTAGCTCGATGGTGACACGCTCAGCGCCGGGAGTCTCCCCGATGCTGACCTCTGCGTCGTACGAGCGGTACTCGGCCGCGTCCAGAAGGCCGTTGTCGCCCTTGACAAAGCGAGCAACGATGTCCGGCACGGTGCGGTTCGGCAGGAACGCGGCCAGGGAGCCCTTGCGGCGTTCGCGGTCGGCCAGTGCTTCGCGGGCATACCCGGTCAGTGCGGCCGGGGTGATGACATCAGTCCATAGAGTCATTGTTCAGCCCTTCCTTAGACGAAAACGAACAGGCCAGTGGTGTCCGCGTCAGCGGCGACCGTGGCGGGGAGCTTGGACAGGATCACGCGGCCGTGGTCAAGCAGCGGGGCAACGATGTCGCCGCCGCCATCACGGACCGACTGGTCGGTGAACAGGAAACCGGCAAGCACGCCAGCACCATTGGCGCCGCCAGCGGCGTACGGCACATAGGTGTCGCCCACCTTGGCCAGCGGCAGGCCGGACTTGAGCCGACCGTCCGGGTAGTGGGTTTCCTTGACCAGGGCTTCGCGATCGATGGTGACGGTCCGGCATGCGTCGGTACCGTGCTTGGAGCCAAGCCAGGACTGGTTGCCTGCACCAAAGGTCTCAGTGCGAACAGTGAGGTCCATTTTTCCTCCTTATGGGAGTTGAGGTAGCGCAGGCGAATCCTGTGCTACGCGTTCGGTTTCGGGTGTGACTTCGTGTACAGCTCTGCGCCAGCGGACACCGAGGACGGCTTGGTGCTCTTGCCGCCGGGCGGTTGGCCCTGGTGCTGATTGGGCGCCGGGGGCCGTGGACCGCCATCGGTGGTAGCCACAAAGGGCTTGAGTTCGCCGATTTCGGCGTCAAGCTCGGCGTCGGTGGTCCCGACCAGCTTCTTGGCGAGCGCCAGCGGCAGCCCCTTGTCGACGCCGTACTGTGTGCGCTCAGCCGCCGCCGCCTTCGCTTCGGCCTTGGTGCGGGCCTCGGCCTCGGCAGCCAATTTGGTTTGCAGATCGGCGATTTGATCCTGAACCTTGTCAGCGTCCGTCTTGTCGCGATCCTTGATCGCTTGCAGCTCGGTATGGCTGGACTTGAGCACATCCAGGTCGCCGTATTTGTTGGCGACCTCGGCGCGCTCACGGGTCAGGCGCTCACCGATGATGCGCTCCACATCGGCCTGAGTGAACTTGGCGTCACCAGCTCCCTTGTCGCCGTTGTCCTGATCGTGATCGGACGAGGCCCCAGCCACGGGCCAGATCGGGCCGCGCTTGCCAATAGCAAGTGCAGTCAATCCAGTTCGGGGATGGGTCGGCAGAACTGTAGTCATGAAAATCTCCGTAACTCGTCAGCATTACCCGGCCGATTTGACGCTGGCCGTCCGCGCTCACGCCCCGCTATGGGGTGGAGGTCTGTTCGCGCTGTTGCGCATCCATTTGGCGCAGTACCGCTTTGAAGTCGATGGCGCCGTATTTGCCCTTGGTTTGGCCCGCCTCGCGAGTGGCGGTCACCGCTGCGGCGTATTGCTTGTCCCACTGCTCGACGTACGACGGCGGCTCGTAGGAACCGCCTGGGCGCACCGCCACCGCGATGCAGTGGCACCAGTCGTGATACTTGTCGCCGTACTGCTGTGAGCCGCGTAGCGCACCGACACGGGCATCGCCGACCTGCCGTCCGCGCTTGCCCGCCTCGCGCGCCGAGCGGAACGTGGAGCGTCGGGCCAGGGCTTCGTCGCGGGTCATCTGTCCGGCCGCGATGGCGCGCCGGTCCGATGTCTCCAAGTTCACGCTGCGACCAGTGACCCCCAGGGCCGACGCCTCGGACGTGTACACCGCGCCGCGTGTGGCGAGCATCTTGCAGAAGTTGCACGCGTTCGCCGAGGCGTAGCGGGCCCACCGGGCGCCGGTCTCGCGCTCCACATTGTCGGAGATGGTGCGCCGCGACTGATCGAACACCGAACGCGTCGCCGAGCCCTGTAAAGCCTCGATGGGCTTGCTCTGCGTCAGTGACCAGCGTCCCGAAATGGCTAGCGCCTCAACATCGAGCAGGGGAGCGGCGACCGTTTCAAACGCGGGCGCTGACGGCACCGCGACCACCGGCTGAGCTTCGTACCAGGTCTGCGTCAGGTCATTGGACGCGGCCAGGTACGGCGTCACCACTTCCGGGTAGGCGGCGGTGATATACGCCATCTGCTCAACCGGCTGCATTCCGGCGATGCGGGCCAGTAGGTCTGCGATTTCCCCGCCCAGCTCGACGGTGAGCCGAGTCAGGAGTAGCTGAAACTCAGCTGCCTCGGTTGGCATCCACCAACTCCGGCGTCACGCCCTGCGGCGGTGGGGGAACCTCTTGCACAGGCGAATTCGACAACCGGTCGACCAGCTTGGCGACCGTGTTCTGTCGGCGTTCCTGTCCCATGATCTTCTGATCGGCCTCGGAAATACCGACCTCGCGGTACGTGACCTTGGAATTGGGCTCCAGGACCTCGGATGCGATCAGCTTGGAAACCCGGTCAGCATCCGATGCGGGTGTGGGCGTGGCAGGGTTGAGCCAGTTCGGTGCGACGCCGCTGACAGCGGCCATCGTCGCCTGCGGGTCACGATGCTTGACGATCAGGTAAGCCACCTGGCGCCATGCCCGCGACCACATACGCTGGCGCAGCAAGGCGCGCTTGACTAGCCGCGACTCCAGCACGCGCACCGCGTCCGCAGACGGCGGGTTGTCGGTGGCAAAGCCAAGGTAGTTCCATGGGATCGCCGACTCAGCCGAGACGTGTTGTAGGTAGTGCTTGATCTGCTCGATATACGGTGTCGGCGGCGCCGGAGTGAACTGGCCAACCTCCGGCATGGGGTCGCCTAGCTCTGGGGGCGGAATGAAGTTCATCCGCGACATGGCCACGTTCCACTGCTTGACCAGCTTCTCGCCCGCCGGGGTGTTCTCGTCAATGCCGAACTGGGCCGGGTCAACACCAAGGCCGTACCGCTGTGGCGCGGTGTAAAACTCGCGGTTGATTTCCATGCCGAGCAAGGTGCGGCCGATAGCCTCGGTCGCATACCGCACAGGCGGGGTTATCTCAGAGCGGCCCCGAATGTCGGAGGGCCGCTCACGGTTCGGAAACTGGACAATCGGCACCACGCCGAGGTTGTGGTCATCGCGCTGAACCTCGGTGACACGGCCATCGCCGCCGCGCGGCAACGTCACCGTTGCCTGCGGGGTGTACAGCACTTCGGTAGTCACGGTGGCGGTCAGTGGGTCGCGGCGCTGGATCAGGCCAGCAGCCTCGATACGGCGCCGGGAATCCCACAGCACAGTCGTTTCCATAGGGGACTCAGCACCGACCACCACAGCTGGCTCATTCAGCTCTTGATCGCCGGTACCGACACTGACAAAGCCCATGCCGCAGATCAGCGAATCGACCGCTTGACGGGCCTGTTCAACCTCAAGGGCGTTGTCCCGGTATGCCTCATCCAAGACGGTGCTGTCGCCGTCGAGCACCGACCAGCCGTCCCACTCGACGCGCTCAGCGAGCACGTCGACCACAATGCCGGGCGTGCCGACAAACACCTCAAGGTCAGCAAGGTGCGGCGGCACCGCGATATCCAGATTGCGCGCCTTGTGCTTGCCTTCGTACAGCGTGTACTTCTTCTCGTTGGCGCGGCGAGCCTGAGCCAACTGGCTGCGCAACCGTCCGAGGTACTGGACTTCCTGACCGGACAACTCGCCGGTGTCCATGAAGCGGGCCAGGTCTGCGGGCGGTGCAACCATCTAGTACACCGCCTTTCTGGTGGTCCGTTTCCGAGGTCCGTTAGTGGTTGCGCCAAGTAGCGCAAGGCTTCCCGACACCAGAGGCGCAATGTTCACGGCGTCGTCCGATCGGTCCCAGCCGAAGCCGCCTGCGTCGCGGATGGGCCGCTTCTGGGCCCCGGCGACTGCCTTGGTGAGTGCCTCCTGACCGCCATGGGTCAGCAGTGGTAGGCCGTCGTCCAAAAGTTCGGAGTCGATCGCATCCATCCAGGCGCCGCAGGCTTTGGCCATGTCCTGCGCTGTGGTTTGGCGAGCCCGGCACCGCCTGGCCAGCAGGTCAGGCAGTAGCGCCGACGCGGGCGAAGCTGAATCGATCAGGATGTCAATGCGTTTCGATGTCTCGACCAACCAGTTTTTGCCGGCCGAAATGTCGAAGCCGCTCCAGACCTCTTCGACGTGGACGCGCCCACCTTCGAGCACCCACGCTGCCGAAATGGACAGCTCGCGCCCATGTGACATGTCAACACCGATCGCCGAGGGCGTCGCATCGCTGTCTGGGCCAATGTCGATCGCCGAGGCCCACAGGCGCTTTGAAATGATGCGCTTGGTCCTGACGATCTTGTCCCAGATGCCGAGACCTTCCCGAAGGAATGAGGCCTCGCCCAGGATCTTGCGCATGCGGCGCACCGCCCGCTCACTGACGCGGTTCGGGAACGCCGGAATGGCCTTGCGCCACTGAGTCTTGTCACTCGGGTCGCATCCACGGTCCGCCGAGAACTCGACATACAGCGACTCACGCGGCACATCATCGTCATCGTCATCGAGCCCGGCATAGTCTTCGTCGTCGGCCTCGATACCAGCGTCGAGACGCTGAGTGGTGAAGAACTCGCTCGGGTCCTCCGGCTTGGGCGGTGTGCCCATCGTCAAAATGAGCGGGTTCTTCGCCACGTTCGTAGATGGCGTCATGTCATCGAGCGCCTTCGACGTAAGGATCTGTGCCTCATCGAAAATCAGCACGCCGATGTTCGGGAAGCCGCGACCAAAGCCGCGCTCGCGGGCGCCGAACATGATCACCGAACCGTTGGTGAACAGGATCTTTTCGTCACCCGAGCCGCTGTAAATCCGCTTGATGTACGGCTTTACGCTCGGCATGTCGGCCAAGCCCTGCATCGACTCGAAAGTCTCGCGCGCCGTCTTGAACAGGTGCGCGGTCCAGATGCACCGCAGGCCGGGGTATTTGATGCACAGCGCGAACACAATTGCGCCGATCAGGTAGGTCTTGCCTGACTGGCGCGGTATCGAGATGGCTGTCGTGTCCGAGGCGTACAGGCCGTCCGGCCGCTTCGCCAAGATCAGGCGACCTAAGTCGTCTTGCCAGTCATCGAATTCGATGCCCAGCACGCGGCATATCTCGCAGATCGATGGCCACTCGGTAGTGACCATGTTCTCTGGCGGCACCACATAGCGGGCCTTGGCATACAGTGCCGGGGCTTCGACGTTCGTATCGTCAGGTACCTTCACCGCGTGCGCGATCGGGTCTGTTTCACCCGACAGCTGATCCAAGATGGCGATGTCTTCGGCGATATCCAGCAGACGCCGCGACAGCGCCGCCAAGTCGCGAATCGGGGTGTCAGGGCGGTCGACGGCACTCGCCACCCGGACACGCATCTTGCCCAGAAGCTCGCGGCGTTCCTTGCGTGACTCGGGGCCGTCGTCAAGGTCGCGCAGAATCTCCAGTAGCCGCTGCGACAGCGACGCCAGCTCGCGGGTATTGGTCTCCGGGTCAAGCACAACCGGCGAAAGGCGGTCGCGCATCGACTCCAGCAGGTCGGTCTGGTCACCCTCGCGAGCGGCCAGCATCACCGACATTGGTCGGCTATCCCTCGACCCAGCGAATCGACGGCTCGCCGCCAGCGATAGTCACCTCGGCGATACGCGCGCCATAGCCCTGATTGCGATACCGGGTCCGCTGAGCCTTGGCAGCGGCGAACGTGTTGTACGACCGGCACGCAGGCTTGTGCCGATAGCTGCCGGTGTAGCTGCCCGTGTCTAGGCCGTCGTCAGCGCGGAACTTGAGCACCAAAAACAGCCCGTCACCCTGGGCATTCGCGTACATCGGCATCGCCATTTCGTCGTCAGTAACCGCACCGGGGTTTGGTGGAAAATGTGGTATGTAGATGCCCGCCTATGCCACGAGGGGCAACTAGGCGGCGGGGGAGGGGAAACCCCCTGGTCAGAGGCTTGCGCGACGTTGGCAGCGTCGGCGGCAGGGCCTGTGACCTGTGAAAATACTCGAGGTCAGCAAACGATGCTTCGTTTTTCAGCTACCACCACTTGCGTTCGGTGACGAAGTTGGCGCCGATGTCTTCGGGCAGCTTGTCGCTTTTGTCCCGGTTGCACTGTCGGTGCGATGGCACCTTGTTATCCAGCGTGTCTGTGCCGCCCTTGGACAAGGGGATGAGGTGGTCAACCTGATAGCTCAGTGGCTCAAGGTGATTGGCCTCGTAGTTGATGGGCTCGCCGCAGTGGTGGCATGGTGGCCGTCCACGTGCGAGGTAGCGCCTGTGCTTGTCTCGTAGCGTGGTGTTGCGCCGCACTGTCATTGCGGTACAGCCACACTCACGTTGCCGCTGGCGTCGACGGTGAATCTGTAGCCGAGCTGCGCAACAACGGCGCGCAAGATCTTGTTGAGCCGGTCCGCTTCTCGTAGCGCCTGCTCTGCCTTCCTGAGTGCGTCATAGGCGGTTGAACTAGCCAGCTCCGCAGGTGTGGCGGGACAGTGATCCATGGCGACTACCGGGCCCTTTCTAGGGCCTCGGTGATGCGGTCTATTTCGTCATTGGCCCAGTCTTGGCCAGCGGTGTCGCCTTCGATGATTGCCTGTGCCCGTATGCGTTCTGCGTCGCGCAGTGCTCGCATCAGGCCAGCGCTCATCTGCGGGCGAGTGCCCTTGTTGCGTGCTCAGCCTTGGCGACATCGAGCAGCCGATAGAGCTTGCGGCCGCGATCGTCTATGCCGCACTGTGGCAGCCTGGTCTTGCACTTGGCGGGGCCGTAGCCGCGCGAAGCCCATTGGCGGACAGTGACGGACCGGACACCGCAGATGGTGGCCGCTTCTTCGGCGGTGACGAGGGATTCGGCGCCATCCGGCGCGAGTACCGCAGTCATGAACTCCCCTGAAATGCGAAAACCCCTCCGCGCGGGCGAAGGGGTCCGGTGTTTGGGTATAGCTCTGTCAGTCGCACCCATAGTACATGTAACACAGGGTATTCCGCATCTCGCACTTGCGGGCGTGTCAGGGCTGGCCCTGCGCCTCGGTCACAAGCTCTTCGAGCACGATCGATGTCCACAGCGGGTAGTGCTCGCTGCGTATCTGCGTCTGGCAGTTGCCGCACTCAATCCAGTCGCGCTGCACGTCGATGTAGCGCGTCAGGGTCCGCATGTCGCAGTCGGGGCATGGTGTTGGCAGGGCGATACGTGGCCGCGTCAGGCCGAGCTGGCTGCGGACTTTCGAGTGCAGCCCATGCCATTCGGCGATGATGTCCGGCGCCCATTCCTGGCGGCACAGCTTGTCGATGCGCACCGACAGGTAGGTGTGTGCGGCGATGACGGCGGCGCGCTCACTGGGGTAGTCCTCGCCAGGGGCCTCGTGTCCCTGCTCGGCCAGTGTGCTTGCGAGGTTGTCATGTGCTGCCCGTAGGCATATGGCGATCTTCGTGAGCATGTCCGAAGCCCATTCGGCCGGGTGGCCGTAGTCCTTGACCTTGGCGCCGCGCATCTTGTCGCCCTTGTTGGGTGCCGGGAGCTGGTGCAGCTGAACCCAATCGAGCACAACGCGCTCCAGTGCGGTGGCGACGCGGCGCTGGCAGCTGGGGCACATGCCGTCCGGCGTGTGTGCTGGCTTGCCGTTGTCGCGCTTGCAATCCGGGTGCGCGCACAGATCGACGGTGCTGCCCTTGGCGATGGTGGTCATGTCATGCAATCCCTTCGGCTCGTGCTCGGATCTGTGTCACGGTGTCGTAGATGGTTTTCCGGACGGCCATTTCGTCGGTTCCGATCACTTTGACGAATCGGTCGGTGGCTTCGACCACGGTGGCCTTGCCGGGGTGGGCGCCTTCGTATGTCCAGCCGTCGATGTCGTAGTCCGGCTCGAAGCCTTGGCCAGGTGCCCACTGGCAGCCGTAGAGAAGGACTTCACTCTGCACCCACTGGCGCGCCAGGGTGTCCGTCTGCTCGTCTGTCTCCCACTCCGTAACCTGGGCATCACCGCCGTAATAGGCGGTGTTATTCCATGCGGCGGCAAGCTTTTCGGCCCGTTCCTTGTCGGTGAGCACCCGTTGAATCTGGTAGTCCGAATAGCTGCCGGTGGTGACGATGTAGACCTTCATCGGTCGACTCGCATGGACTCGATGACGCGAACGGTGTCGTCGGCGTCATCTGGCATGAAGCTGATTTCAATGGACTGTGAGCCGTCGCCGTAGGTGTGTGCGCTGATCGATTGGACTTCACCAGAAATGGTGACGCCGTTGACGGTGAGCGCGCGGCGGTCGGTGGTCTGCTCTGGAGCGGAGGGCACGGCAACTAGGTGTCGCTGTGGCGCCCATTGCCTCTGGATCATCAGGTGCGCCTCGGCGAGCTGGTGACCGTCGCCGATGATCGGGCCAATGAGGCGCCAATCGTCATCGGCGGCGTCATTGGCGTAGAGGTACCCGCCGCCGATCATGTATCGCTTCTGGCCGTCAACGAGGCCCCACTCGGTCAGGTTGGTGGTGCCGGTCCATTCGATCGCGCTCATGCTGACACCTCGGCGGCTGCCGGGGCCTTGTCCTCGGTGCGAGCCACAGGAGTGCTCGGGCGCTGTCCGCTCAAGATCGTCACCAGATCGGCCAGGGTCATCGTCACCCACTGTTGGGCAGGATCACCCACACCTACTCGCTTGTGGACGACAGCACCCATCAGGGCTCCATCATTGGCCGCTTCTGTAGCCGCTTCGCGTACCCACTGGGCCAGTGCGATCTTGGATGTGTCTTTGCATTCGATGACGATGCGCGAGCCACAGGGGGAGCGGCGCACACCACCGATGTCGCCGCAGTCCTTGTTTCCGGCCTTCACTCGCCGGTCAATGCGGTCGTCCAGTGTCGCGGCCAGATAGTCGGCCACACTGCGCTCAAAGCGGGTGCCCGCTTTCTTGGCGCTGCGGTGGTTCCGGCGAGGCCTCTTGGTCGGGGTGGTCATGTCAATCCCTTCGATGGTGGTTGTTAACTGATTAGCCGGGGGTGCGGAAGTGTCGGCCAGTGTCGGCCAGCCGACACTTGTTTTGTGGCCGACGCTTCGCGACCTGGGGCGTCGGCCCTCGTGTGTGAATCCCTCTTATATGCATATGTATATATAGGTACTGATAAAGGCATGTTTTTGCATTTTTAACTGTCGGCCAGTGTCGGCCACCGGCTAGCCGACACTTAGACAAATGTGTCGGCCAGCCGACACTGGCCGACACATTTGCTGGAGCGGTACTCACGGCTCACCGGCCCAGGTCCAGCGCGTTGACCTGCCGTCGATGACTTGAGCGATAGCGCCTTCGGCCTGCAAGCGGGTCAAGGTGACCGCGCACAGGTGGCGTACCGCTCTGCCACCGGCCCGTTGAAGTTCGCGCAACGTCATACCGCGCATACCGGCGTCGGCCAGTTTCTCGCGGACGAAGGCCTCCGCCCGTGCCAGCGCCTCGGCGTCTTGCAACGTCCTCTCGGCGTCAGCCGCCGACTTGGCCACACCTTGCAGGCGCCCTTTCTGGCGCGCCTCTTCGGCTTCGGAAGCCGCCAGCTGATCGAGCACCCATTGGCGCACCGCGTCGGACACCGCCGCCGCGACCCCGGATAGACGCCAGTCCTGCGAATCCATCGCCGACCGGCCGTCCAGGATGGCCAAGGCGTAGGCGAACTTCTCGCGGGCGAACAGGGCATGCGAATTGAGTGCCGCTGTCTCACCGCGCGCCTGGGAGGCCCGCGTGGTCACAATCAGGCCCTCGCACTCCGATGGCACCCGCAGGGTGGTCGGATACTGCCAATCGGTCAGCCGTGGCAGATGCAAGGCGCCGTTGAATGTGGGCCGCACCGCCGCGATCCGTGGGTCGGTCGCCGGGAACCACATAAACCGCTGCGGTGTCCCGCCATCGGCGTCGGCGAACATGGCGCGCGTCCGGCCGGGCTGGGCGGCGCACACCAGCGTCATCCGATACGAGTGCGCCGGAAGCACCGGCAGCCGATTGCCTTTCCGGTACGCAAAGCCCAGCGAGCCGCCCGTGAACGCCGACCGCAGGATCGGCATCACTGTCGAACCGCTGCGCCCGGCCACCGCCGAATACGAGTCAATCTCATCGACCGAGAACAGAATCGAGCGGTGGCCTGCCGCCGGGTCCTTGACCGTGCCGTCGTCGTTGCGATCGCCGAATGCCTCGATAAGGCCTTCGCCGCTGCCCAGGTTCAGCGTCTTGACCTGATGCGGTATCAGCTCTTCGGCGATTTCCATCGCCGTCGACTTGCCGCCGCCGGATTCAGCGGCCAGCATCGCGAACCAGTTCAGCGAGCCGCCACGGGAACCGATGATGGCGGGCAGCTTGATGTGTGGATCGACCAGCGCCAGAGCCCGTGCCGCGCAGCAGGCCAGCACTGCCCACGGTGAACACATGCCGGCAAGGGCAGCGGTATACACCGTGCTCAGCGACGTGCGGGACTGCCAAAAGTCGCCCTCGTAGTCGCGTACGTCAATCCGCGGTGGTTCGGTCGGAGGCGGCACGTCGACCGGTGCCGCCGCCGTCATCGCGTAGCTGGTGTTCTCGGCGTACCGGGGCTGCTGCTTACCTGACTCCAAGCCGCTGCGGATGGTGCGCTCAATCTCGCGGTCCGTCATCGGCGTTCCCGCCGTCGACCGCGCCGCCGCCGTCAACGAGTCGATTACCTCGAGTTCGTCAAGCCCGTGCGGCACGAGCTGGCCGAGGTTGAACGCCGAAATGTTCAGCTGGTCGTTGCGCCTGCCTTCCCCGGTGGAGGCCATCTCCACCATTTCCTTCTCCAGCGCGGCCCGGTAGTAGGGCGCGGTGTCGCGGGCCGTGGTCGCCGTGCGGGGCACCGGGCGGCGCTCCGGCTTGAGCCCGATACCAAGGCGTTCCATGTTTTCGAATAGGTCATCGCCGCTCACAGGTGCTCGACCTCACGCATCGTGCGCACCAGCTGCTCAGGGTTCATCCGCCCGTCGCCGCGCATGATCCACGATGACGGCTGCCATGCGCTTGTGAGACGGTCGCCGCCGTAGAGCAGCGGCGGAAGATCGCCGATCGACTTGAGGTAGGCGCGGCGCACCGTGCCGGAGGCGCCGGGGTGCCCGATCGCAATCAAACCGATCGGGTTGGCGTGCAACCCGCTGACTGTGGTCAGCTCAATGAAGATGCGTTGCAGCGGGGGCAGTGACGCACCCAGGCCTGTCCGGCTCAGGGGCGGTCGGTCCTGTTCGTGCGTGATTTCCAGATCAGCCCAGGGCATTTCATCCGGATCTAGCTCCCACCACCTACCGAGCACCTGCGGTGATCCCCAGTAGCGCAGCAGGGCCCGACTATCGGGCCGGAGACGCGTGATCGACTGCTGACCGCCACGGGCCGGAACCATGAACAGCTTCGGCAAGGGCGCCGAGGTGGCTGCCGGATCGATTGTGTACGCCTCGTCCAGTGCCTCGAATGTGGCCTCGGCGCCGCGCGGGCTCATGGGCGGCGGGAACCGAATAGGCCGGGGGAGCTGGAACTCTGGAGGCAGGTCCGGCACGGTGCCGTTGAACCAGCTGGCCAGCTGCTCGCGCTGCCAGGGCGCCGGTTGCTCGCCTGTCAGCAATTCGATGAAGTCATATGTGTTCTGTAGGGTCCGCAGGCACCGCTGCAACGGATCTTGACCGCGCCCCATCCACCCCTGCATCGCTGAGCGTTGCCGTTTGTGCCAGCGGTACCGAATACGTTGCGGCCCAGTGGCGAACGCGCCAGGGCATCCCACGGAACGCCCGTGGTTGTGCTGGTCGTACTCGCCGAGATGGTTGCGGTCGACGCCCGTCCACGGGGAGCCGTGCCAGTCGCCGCCGCACAGCGTGCACCGGTCCACGCCAGTAACTACCGCCTCGGCGCGCGAGATGGCGGCGTACTCGCCGCCCGCCATCTGCTCATCGACCAGCGCGTCGATAGCGTCCAGCACCGCCTGTTCCGGGTTAGCGCTCATTGCTCCAATTCCTCTGTCGTGTAGATGTGTTCGGCTGTCGCGCAGGGAAAGTCCCGCCAGTAGTAGCCGCTGGAGCACTCAACGCACTTTCGCCAATCTGGTGATAGCCCGGCGTCGGCCAGCTCGCTCGGGGTCATCGGCCGGTGCAGTTTGCGAATCGACTTAGCCATCTCACGGGCAGCAGCAACGAAGAAGTCCTCGTTTCCGTCATGGGCCACAGCGCTCCATGACGGGCCGAGCGGGAACATTGCTGCCCACACCCGTTGTGCCGCCTCGACTGCGGGATTGCTCATGCTCGCCGCCCTCTCGGTGCGCCGACGATGCGCAGGTCATCGACCAGGAACACCGCCGGAACCGTGAGCGCAACCGGATAGCCGTGGCCATTGACCTCAACAGTGGGGCCGTCTTCGTGAAGCATGAACGGGAAGCGTCGGCCATCGACCATGACAATGCCTGTGCGGTAGTCAAATACGGCGCGCTTAACCTCAACGGTGACGGCGTTGAGAGATGGCACAAGCCCGCAGTCGAGCACCCCGCCGCAGTCGCCGAACGCCAGCGGGCTAGACATTGGTTGCCTTCGTCCAGCCGGTCAAGGTGCTCATTCGGTCACCGTCTAGTCAGACGCCCAACGGGACTGCTGCACATAGTGCAGCCGCGTCTTGGGGACGGGCTTCCCTTCAAAGAATCGGTCGTGGTGCACCTCGCCCGTCTCGCGCCATTGATGGTCAATCCGCCGCTTCCGCGTGAGTCCTCCTAGGGCTTTATCTATCTCAGCGGCAACGTGGGCCTCGTGCTCATCGGGTGCATGACCCCTCCAATTGCAGCCTGTGCACCGGTCGCAGTCGTCGCCGTGGTTGTAGTAGGACCGGTGTGCCCCCATCGTCCGCGCCATGAGCGTCTGCGCGCTGCTCATGCCACTTTCCTTTCAGTGATGTTGTGGGCCTTGATGTCCGGTGATGGCGGCATGAGCCATTGCCAGCTCTGGTGATCTCCGAGCGTGGACGGTGCGCCAACGACATAGCCGCCCGTTCCCCGGTAATCGATGCCGGGCAGGAAGCCAGCGCGGTTGCCGCGCCCCGTGGCCTTGACGTACAGGTGAATGCCAGCTGGTCGGCCCTCGGCGCGGTTACCTGCGGTCACCACATAGCCGTGAACATCGGGCAGGCTGCCCGCCTGCTCCAGCCGTGCCAGCGACTCGCGGCCACCCGGACCGGGGTCGATGTCCACCACATCGAAGGCGTGGCCGGTAGCAAGCCCAATGTTGTAGCTGGGGTTGCCGTTCCACCAGGTTTCGATGCGGCGACGGTTCGTGGTGGCATCCTTGAATCCCTTGAGCGTGGCCGGTTCCTTGCTCCCGGCCTTGAGCGGGAACACGGGCCAGCCGAGGGACTGGCTGTAGTACAGGGCTGAGCCGCGCAGGGTGGGCCGTTCGGCGGCATCGATGGTCGCGGCCAGCTCGTCGGCGCGCGCGTCGTCACCGGCCTGCACAGCGGCCAGGAACTCGGCGCACTGAATGTCGACGGCGGTCGGCTTCGGCTCGCACGTCGGATGCACCGTGTCGTTAATGCTGGTGACTAACATGGCCTCACCGCAGTCGCGGCATGTGCTGAAAAGCCTCATGCGACGGCCTCGACGCGAAACTGGCCGTCGATGTTGTAGCCGATACGCCACGCGCGGCCCAGCGGCGTGACGCGCACCACCGGGCGGTCGACGGTGGCCTGCCGTTCCCACTCATGGGTGACGTGGTTGTCCGAACGTCCGAGATGCCGGACATCCAGGGCCCCGGTCGCCATCTCGCCATAGGCATAGCGGTAGATGCTCCTGAGCCCTGGAACCCCTAGGACCCTAACGACCGGCCGGTCGACTGTGTGGTTACGCATTGCGTGCTTCGCCATGGTCACTGGCCCTTCACATTCATGACCTGGCGCAGCTCGGCGACGACCTCAACCAGCTCGGCGGCGTCGTCCATCACAACGTCAATGTCCTTGTACGCCTGTGGAATCTCGTCCACCCACGCCTCACCGTGCCGGTACTCGATACCGACCATGGCCTTGGCCAAGTCGTCGGCGGTGAACAGCTCGCGGGCCTTAGTACGCGAGAACCGGCGTCCGGCGCCGTGCGGTGCTGAATACAGGCCTGCCGGGTTGCCCTTGCCGCGCACCACATACGAGCGGGTGCCCATCGAGCCGGGGATGACCCCCATCACGCCCTCATTGGCGTCGATAGCGCCCTTGCGGGTTAGCCACACATCGACGTTCCCGATCTTCTGCCGGGCGGTGTAGTTGTGGTGGCAGTTGATGCGCTCGACCTCGATACTGGCCATCGCGGCGGCATTGGTCGGGTCGGCGCCCATCCAGTGCGCGAATGCCCGCAGAAAGCGATCCATCATTTCGGCGCGGTTGTACAGGGCGAACCGCTGCGCCCAAATCAATTCCTTGATGTACGACTTGAATTCGTCAGTGCCCTCGGCCAGGTAGGCGAGGTCACGGTTCGGCAGGTCGATCCAGTAGCGCTTGCATAAGTCCTGAGCCACCTTGATGTGCTTCTGGGCGATCTTGTTGCCGACACCGCGCGAGCCGGAGTGCAGGAATAGCCACACCCGCTCGTAGTTGTCGACGCACAGTTCGATGAAATGGTTGCCGCCGCCGAGGCTGCCCAGCTGCTCGCGCCACTTCGGCGAGTGCGACAGATCAACGTCGTACTTGGCCATGCGCTCAAGATCAGCGATCTTCTCGGCAGTGAAGTCGAACCGGTCCAGGCTCCGGTTGTAGTTGCCTGGGGACAGCGGGATGGCCGACTCCACCGAGGCGCGCAGCTTCGACAAGTCGCGGCCGTCGATATGGGCACGGACGTAGGCGGTGCGCACCGCGATCATGCCGCACCCGATGTCTACACCGACCGCCGCCGGGATGACAGCGCCGACTGTGGGAATGACGGTGCCAACCGCCGAGCCCTTGCCGCTGTGTGCATCCGGCATGAGCGCAACGTGCGGGTGGATGAACGGCATAGAGGCCGTTTCCTTGGCCTGCTCGATGGTGTTGGCGTCGATCTGGCTGGCGAAGTTCAACAGGTTGTGGCCGGGGATGCGATTCACTGCGGTTGCCTCTCTGGGGGTTTCTGGACGGCTGACGGCGGGGCAAGGGGACACCCGCCGCCAGCCGCCGCCTTACTTGACGGGGATAGTGGGGACAGGGGTTGTGGGCCAGCACAGAAGCGCCAAGCCCTTCTCGCGGGCGATGTCCAGGCACTTCGACACCAAGACGTTGGGGTCGCGCGAGACCGAAGCGGCCAAGTTGGCGTTGGCTGCCGCCTGCGCCAGGGCCGTCATCTTTGCCTGCTCGGCGACAGCGGTCGCCGCCCGCTCTTGGTTTAACTGGTTGATCTTCTGCTCAGTGCCGTCGTCGTAGTCGATGGTGGGCACCGCGACATCCAGAATCTCGACCTGACTGCCGACCTTCGCGGCCAGAATGTTTTTCGCCTGTGTCGACAGCTCGGGCAGCGGGGAACGGTCAAGGTTCTTCGGCGCCAGAGGATCGAATGTTGCGAACACCTCGTTGAGGGCGACCTGTAGGTTGCGGGTCACCAGATTGATGCGCACGTTGTCGAATGTTTTGTATTGCAAGAACAATTCGGGTGCCGCGTCCGGCTTGATCTGCCAGCGCACCGACACGTCAGCGTCCGCCGTCGAGCTGTTGCCCAGCCGGACCTTGATACGTCCACTGTCCTTGTGCTGGTCGATCTGCACGGCGCCGTCCATCTCGGTCACCGAAGTGACCGGCGACTTGAAATGCAGGCCGTTGGTGAGCGTCGTGCCAGTGGGTCGGCCGAACTTCGTCTCGATGCCGATCTGGCGTGTGCCAACGACGGTCGTTGCGGCGAACGCGAAGAACACCAGGCCGACAACTCCGGCGACAATCGCGCCCGCGAAGCTCACCGCGCGCTCTTCATTGCGGGCGAATAGGCCGATGATCACGCCAATGACGGCGAGCACCGCCAGGACGATGAAAATCCACATGGATACGGGCATTGCTTAAATCCTTTCTATGCCTTGGAATTTGGGGGTGCTGGTGACATGGGCCAATCTGAAGGTCCGCGCCCAATGCCTGCATTAGCGCGCTGGCCCATGTCCTCACCGCAGGCGCGACCAGCCGTCGATCAGAACGGCGGAGTGGAATCGTCGGCGGTGCCACCGAATCCAGCGCTGGCGGTCGCAGGCGCCGCCACGGGTCCACCGGCACCGCGCTTGATCTTGATGCCGTATTCCTTGAGGGTGTTGCCGTTGTTGGGCAGCACCCGAACGTCCACCAGCACAATGCGGATCAGGTCGCCCGGCGCCGGATCAGTGGCCTTGATGCCGCGCTTCAACTGCACCTGGCTGCACGTCAGCGACACCAGCTCACCAGCCGGGTAGTCGGTGCGCTTGCCCAGCTTGTCAAATGACGCTGCCGGTTCGATCAGTTCGACGGTGACCTGCGGGCAGGCGTTGCCCTTGGTGTCTTCGCCTGCGGCGTCGCCGTACTCGATGACCTTGCCGGTGACGTGCTGGCCCTTTTCGTTACCCCAGCCGATGAATGCGCCCTTCGGGATTTCAATCTCTTCGGCGGCGTCCCAGTTCTCGGACATGTATGCGTATTCCCTTCTGTTACTTACTGGTTGGTGCCAACAACTGTTGGCGTTCAAGGCATGCCGCCTTGAGGTCTTCGGTTAACTCGCCGCGCTCGACGGCTTCTTTCCAGAGGTCGCGCAGGGCATCGAGGTTGGCGCACAAGCCAACCCGGTCCATAAGCGGCACCTCGGGGCCAAGCTCGATGAGCCGCCCCAGGGTCGCCAGCTTCCGGCGCAAACCCTTCTGATGCTTGTCGCGGGCCACCTTGCAGTCGGCCCAGCCCTTCGTCAGGTCAGCCCAAAACAGTTCGCACCTGGCTTGTTTCATCGGCAGGTGGATGACGATGCCGCGCTTCTGGTCGACCGGCTCGCCGTCCAACCTCACCTCGGCCTGCGGGTCGTAGGGCTGGCTGCGCGAGTACATCGCTAGCTGCGCCTCCACCATCCGGGGATGCAGGGTGCCCGTCTTGAGGTCGACAATCTTCGGTCGGCCCTGACGCTTGCCGTTGGCGCTGTAGCTCGACACCCGGTCCGGCGTGCCCGCCACCCGGTAGGGGTCGAAGACGTGCATCTGCTCGGCTGCGTGATGGGTGAGGCAGCGCGTGGCCATCCGGTAGGCCTCCACGTCCCGGTTCACCTCGGCGACCGGAACCGGCTCCAGCTGCTTGGTGTTCTCGTTCCACCACTGGCGGGGCATCATGTCGCCCTTGTCGATGGCGTCGGTGATCTGGTGGAGCATCGAGCCCCATTCCTGCTTCTCGTCGCGGCCCGCCAGCCGTGCTGCACGCCGGGCGATGTCGGACAGCTCGCGCGGCTCACCCATCCACGCCATCAGCTCTTTACGCAGCTCCGGCGACATCACCAGACCGGCCAAGGTGAGGCGTTCGGTCCAGATGCGCAGGCCTTCGCCGCCGTCCTCCAGCTGGTCAATGAAGTTGGTGGTGCGCTGGTACGGGTAGCGCTTGCTGCCGTCCTCGGCCATGATCAACGGCTGGTTGTTGCCGTTGCGGTACACGCCGAAGTAGTCACGCTCCGGGCCGGGCTCAACGTCCGGCACAGCGTCCCAGTCGATTTCGGTGGTCATGACAGGCACCCCCACGACGCGCAACCAGGGGCGCCGCACAGCTTCGTGCAATCACCTTGGCGGGCCGGATTGTCGTCACCGTTCGTTGGCGCCTGACCCTTGGCCCGCGTCAAGGCGATGTCTCCGAGCTTTATCCCGGCACCTTCGATCACATCGGCCATGCGCAGCCTGATCAGCTCGGGATGCTCATTCGTCTCGATGAATGCCGAGACCTCGTATGCCGTCATCAGAAGCACCCGCCAGCGTGTTCAAGGTTGCAGTCCGGGCACACCGATACCAGCGCCGCGTCGGCCTCGGCGTCGACATCGATATCGCACTTGACATGCTCGTAGTGACCGCCGACAGCCCGGCGGATACGCTCGCCAGGGAAGATGTCTTCGCCGCACTTGCCGCAGACGCCATGGTGTGCCGCCCTGAATCCGTCATCGACTTCAACGGTCTCCCAGTCGATATCGCTCACTTCGACCGCCTCCAATTCTGGAGATAGATGCGAAAGAAGTTGGCCGACTGCAACTCAAGGGCAACGCTGTTGCCGCCCTGAATCTCGATTCCCCCGTCACGGATGGCGACGCCGATCTGATCGAACGCGCTGCCACTTCCTGAAGGGGAGAAGTAGACGGTCTGGTATCCGTCCTTGTCGTCAATGTAGATCGGATTGGTGTAGTCGCCGTACCAGATTCGCGACTTGGTGACCGTGGCCAGGTGGGCGTTGAGCTTGTCTTCGGCGGCGACGCGGCCTATCCGAGCCTTCGCCAATTGCTCACGTGCCCAGGCGGGTAGTTTCGCCTCGCGCGGATCGATGTCACTCACAATCAGCTGCCTTTCTTGATGAATCGACCATTCGGACCACGGTCGGGAGTGATGATGAAGTGGTCCCACTTCTGAAACACGGCGACGACCTCGCCGCCCCACGAAGACGTGGAGAGGATGAGTCGACCGTCTACGTCGATCTGATATCCGTTGGCGCGCTGTACTTCAATGTCCTCGGTGGTCTGCGTGGGCAAGATGCCGCCGCCGCTGACGATGGCCCGTACCACGGCGCTCATGCGTGGGCCTCGGCCAGCTCGATGGCACGGGCGAACCACTGGCGGGCGCGGTCGAGAGTCTTGACGCTGTTGTCGTTGTAGCGAAAGATTGCCCAGGCGATGCCCCTGGCATCTGTCGCTTGACTAAGCGCAAAGTTGCTCTGGCGAGCTTGGATAAGCCTGCGCGCTGCCGGAAGAGTCTCGGCAGCAATCCATGTGAATTGGTCGGTGTACTCCGGAACCTTCGTCAGGTCCAACTTGGCGGTGTACGCCAGCGCGCCGAGGGCGCAGGCGGCGCACTCATCGCCCGGCTCAATGTAGCCGGTGCTTCCGGTGCGGAAGCCATTGCGCTCGATGTAATCCCACGCCTGGCGCAGCTGCTCGGCGTCTGCCTTACTCATTCCGGTTCCTTAATGTCGAATAGTGCTGCGCCGCCGTTGATTCGGTCAGCGTCGTGATGCTGTTTGCACAGCTGGCACAGCATGCGGATGTTGGTCAGCGACAGATTGGTGTCGTCGCCGTCAAGCGGCACCGCGACCAGGACGACCTTGCCGATACCGCCGCCCATGTCTTCGCCTTCGCCCCACTGGCAGGTGCGCGACGCGAAGTGCAGATGTCCGCATTCGCCCTTGCACTCGCAGTGGTTTTTCGCGCGGCGCTTCGCCTCGGCCACCGCGTCCCGGCGGGCCGCGCGCTGCTCCAGCTGTGCTGCCCGGCCCTGCGCCATCGCCTTGGTGGGGTAGGAGCCTTTCTCGGCGAAGTCCTCATTGCCGAAGCGCTTCACAACGCGGTAGCGCCCGTTGAAGACCTCGCGCACGCCGTACCGGGCGCTCATGACCCGCCGCCGCCCGCCTCGTAGACGCGGCCGATGACCTGCAATGTGCGGTAGGCCTGTTCGAAGTCGACCACCTTGATCGGCTCCAGGTCCTCAGCGATGCCCGTCACGTCAATCACCCACTGCGGGGTCGGCTCGCCGCCGTACATCTCGGGGTAGGCCGTCGCTAACGGGTCCTCCAGCCCAACGACACGTACATCGAAGGTGTCACCGTTCTGATCAATCAGGTAGCTCATAGCCACCCCGCTTCAACCGCGACGATGCCGACGATGAACAGGGTCACGCTGATCATCAGCGCGTGAGCCCAGGCGTCAGAGGGCGTCGGCATCTGCCCTTGCCGGCATTTTTGGCAGACCTCGCCGCCCATGGGGCGCATGACAACTCGGCCACAGCCGCCGCAGACAGTGACGGTGTTCATGAGGCATCCCGCGTCTTGGTGCGCACCGTGTGGCTGCATGTGCAACGCCATACGAGGTGTTGTGGCAGCTTCGGCTTGGCGGGCCCGACAGTGACCGCCGCGCCCTGAATGACCAGCTCGGAGAGCGTGATCACGCCGTACATTTCGGGAGACTGTGGGCTCTGGTCGGCGTCGTCGCTCAGTCGCGGCGACGAAATGGACTTGTCGCACCGAGGGCATTGGAGATTCCCACGCATCGGGCACGCGGGCAACGCCGCATACTCGGCGTCCACGGCTTCCTGCGCGCGCTGGCGCTCGATGGCGTCCAGCTCTTCGCGCTGCGCCTTCACCTTGTCGCTCAGCTCGCTGACGCGCTTGGCTAGGTGCTCAGCGGCGAGCACCACCGGCGACTTTGACGGCACCTTCGCGTTGACATTGCCGCCGACGCCGTAGTTGACGAACACCCCCATCTGCCCACCGTTGGCGGTGTCCAGCACCTTGCGAACCTCGGCCAGATCTGCCCTCGCGCTGTCGAGCTGGCTGCGCATCGTGTTGCGCTCAGCCTCGGCCTTGCTCAGTTCCCCTTCGGCCTTGTTGGCACGCACCCGCTCGAACTTGAGCGCGTGGACAACCCTTTCGGCAAGCGGGGCGACAGGATCAAACGAGGTCACACCGGGCACCGAGGTGATCAGAGCCTTGTTCAGCTCAGCACGGGCGGCCTCAACGTCGTCGCGGGTCGCGCGCTCGCGGGCCCGAAGTCGCGCCAGCTCAATGCTATTGATCCACGTCATGCGGTCACCTCCGATTCGGGATGCCAGATGTCGGCTTGATTGACAGCGGCGTGCCAGACCTCGCCACGGTCCTGGTTGCCTTGAGTAGCGCGAAGCCAGCGACGTTGCCTGTAGGTGCTCTCGATGCGCAGACGCGACATCATCGTGTCCAACGTGGTGCCCTCGGCTTGAATCAGAAGCCCCAACGGGACACCGAGATTGGCCAGGGCGCGCCCACCGATGCAGTGCGGGCGATCATCCTCGCCGACGTACTTGCCTTCGGCCTTCTGGTCGGGGAACCGCTGCGCAAGCCTGCGAATCTCGGCGATCACCTCGGCGCCCGTGAACTCAAACGTCGGAAGCTCATCGCGCTCAACCGATTCACGCGGCAAGACCTTGAGTGGGGAGACAGCACCGCTGTAGCTCATGACTGCACCGCCGTCCGTAGGTCGAGGTACAGCGCGCCGATTTGGTGTAGAGCGTCGATTGCTTCGCGACGGTCGTCCAGGATGAAACGGGGCAGGTTCCGAGCTGTCGGCGTCTTGATGTCAATCGCCCAGTCATCGCCTCGTCTGAATGCCTCGGCGATCATTTGACCAGCGGCGCGAAGCTCCAGTCGGTCAGCACCCAAGCTGACCACCTGCACATAGTTGACGGTGGCGGGAAGCTCACCGACTGTGTGAATGACGTTGATACTCACTTGATTTCCCCTGTCTTGGCTGCCACGTAGATGTGCCCAACCTGCGTCAGGGCGTCGATGGCTTCGGATTTGCTGGTGACGATGAAGGCCGGGAGGGTGGGAACGCCGGGAATGTTGGGGGCGACCACCCACGACGGGCCGACACTGAATGTGGTGGCAACGCAGATGGTTTGGTCCCCGGCGCGAAGGTCGATCCGGCCAGCGCGTACCTCTACGATCTGCACCCCGATTGGTTCGGGTGGCGGCGGCGCGAGTTCGCCGATGGCGCGAATGACGTTGGTGCTCATCGCTTCACCTCCACAGTGAGGCTTTCAAGCGCCTTGGCGATCTGCTCGTCGGCGATGGCACGGGCTCGCTGTGCGGTGACGGGCGCGCCATCGGCCAGGCCCGCGTCGTATCCAGCGGCGTACGCCTCTGCGACGGCACGCGCGCCATCCAAGGCCTCGGGGCGGTCTTCCGCATCGAAGTACGGGCCGCGCGTTTTCGGTTCAACGCGTCGGCCGTCGACTGTGGCGATGATCTTGTCGTTGACCTTGAAGACCTGCGCGCCGCTTTCGCTGGACTGTGTGTATTGAGTGCTCATTGGTTTTCGTGCCCTTCCTTGGTGTTGGTGATGACGACGACGGCGCCGGATTGAACTTGTTGCCAAGCCCATTGCGCCGCCGAGACTGTGTTGGCGGTGTCGATGCGTTTCCCGCCGTCCGTGCGACCGCTGATCACGAGCGCGCCCACGGTCGGGGCCTCGTGACTTGCTCTTGGCGGATTTCAGCGATGAGCTGATTCAGATCGGATGCAATCTCTTCGGCGGCGCCAACCTCCAGCAGGATGCTTACCGAATGGTCCTGGGCCTCAATGGAAATGTTGTAGCCGCTGCGCTCAACCCGAAGCCACGCACTGCCGCTTTGCCCAGTCGACACATGGGCTGGTGCGGCGCTCATGCGGGCACCCGAATCAAGGTGTCGGCTACGTACAGGCGGAATCCATCGACAACGCGCTTCGCCGCATCGGGATGTTTGGCACCAGCAGCGATCCTGACAAGCCCCTTATCCGGGTCGATGACCACAACGCGATAGACCTTGCCGCCCTTGCGGAAACGCACCAGCTGCCCGACCTTGAGGGGTCTGCGCTGCGCCGACATCTTGCCGCCCTGACGACTCGCACATGGCGCGCACTGTGGCCGGATGTTGCCGCGCCGGTACGTGCCACCGTCGACGCCCGCGACCGGATGCCGGTCCACGGTGATGCTGTCGAAGTCCAAAACGGTCGGGCATGTCGAGCACCGGCATGTAGTGCCATCGCCGAACGTGTCGAGCAGCCATTGACGGCGCCGCCGCCGATCTTCGGCCGAGCCACGATCATTGCGGTTCGTGGTACCGCGCCGGACGGTCATGCGTTGCCCAATTCGCGCAGTGCGGCGACCAGGCGGGCGATGAGCTGCGAAATACGCCGGGCGTCTGTGCCGTTCCGGGCGTCAATGCAATCCCACCCGACGCCGAGGTCGGCACGGGCAATGTCGGTGAGCCGGACGCAATGCACGCCCTCGCTGACGTGCACGACCTCGGTCACCCGATCGTTGTTGGTGGTACGGGGCGGCACGAAGCCATCGCCATCCGTGGCGGTCCACCATGGCGCCGGGGCGGTCATCGGGCACCAGCCTTGAGTCCGGCGACGTAGGTGCGGGCGATGGCGGTGCGCGCCTTGCGGGCGGCGTCTTCGTCGCCAACCCGGAAGCCGGGCGAAGATTCACCATCGGCCAGTGGCGCAATGAAGACCTGATCGCCGTAAGCAGGGTCGAAGCCTGACCAGGACGACACCACCACTTCGTCGTTGACAAGAGTGTCAGTGTTGTCGCCGTTGGCGATGTGCTCGATAAGGAACGGGGGAGTGTTAGCCCGTGCCGGGGGTAATTGGGTAGCGTTGGACATGCCGAAGGCCTTCCTTGAGGTGGGAATTCGGTTCTCGATGGCGCTGACGGCGGGGGACTTTGGCGAGTAGACCGCCGTCAGCGTTGGGGGTTATTCAGTTGTGAGAGTTGGGATTATGAAGCGACCGGGCGCCGCTTACGGCGCTCGGCCCATGCGCGCAGCTCGGTGGCATCCCACCGGAGCCGACTGCCGACCCGAGTAGGCGCCGGAAGGTCATAGAGTCCGCGACGGCTCCAGTCGCGCAATGTCTGCGGGTGGATGTCCAAGATCGCGGCGGCGACCTTGGACGTGACCAGGACGGGCGTTTGCGCCTCGCGCTGGATGCGGAGCAGGGCGCGGAGCGTTTCGTGGGCGGAGAGGGGAGTGAGACCGGTGTCGGCGATAGTTGTTGCAATGCGGGCCATTTCGACCGGCGAGCTGTTGGCGGTCATACCCGCCTGGGCGGCGAGCCCCTGGAGAGTCGCGGTCATGCGGTCACCGACCTCGCGCCGTGAGGGTTGGCCATCAGGGTGCGGTAGTCGGTGATCCCCAGCTCTTCAAGTAGACGGGCGTACAGCGGGGAGCTGACCTGCACTACATAGCCAAGTTCGATCTTGTTGATATACGAGCGGTCGACCTCGAGTTTTCTGGCAAGGTCGGCCATACCCCGTCCCTTGAGTCCACGGATAATTCGGAGGGCATACCCGTTGATCGGGACTGTTAGGCTGGACATAGGCATAAAGCTAGTCACAACTAGTCACAGGTGTCAACACAAAACGGGCTCATTCACAATATCTAGCGCCATACCTAGTCACTATCGCCATCTAACTGCAAAGATATTGTTATCTAGTGTGACTAGATGTTCCTGGACGTGACTGTCATGCTGTTAGGTATGACCACCTACACGCCGAACGAACTCGAAAGGCTTGGCCACGAGGTCGCTACTGAGCGCATAGAGCGCAGATGGGGCAAGGAGGGTGCTGCTCGCAGGGCGGCTATCAGCTCAATCACCTGGAAACGCGTGGAGGATGGTCTACCAGTTCGCGAGACCTCGTATCGATCGATTGAAGCCGCCTTTGGCTGGCCACCGGGGCGCATTGACGATCTGGCTCGGGGTCGCACGAGCGGCGAGGCCGCATCCAATGCCGATGACGGTGGTGGTGCAGAACAGGCACTCACCCTCCTCACGCGCGAGCAGGTTGCGCGATTCCTGCTGGCTGCCGAGCGGGCCAACGACGGCACGCAAACCACGGAGGATGAGCAGGCCATTCAGGACTACATCGCTCACCAGAGGGCGGCTTCCCGGGTTCGCTCTGGGCCGGACCTCGGTAAGCTCGTGGAGGCGAACAACGCTGCTTGGGGCGCCACGAATGATCGCATGTTTGAGCTGATAAAACACCCCGATGTGTCTAATGAGGATCGAATTTCCTTGCTGGAGCAGGGGATCGAATCAACCAGCGTCTACTCGGACTTTCTCATCATGGCCGCGTACGAAAGTACGGACACGCGGGCGCGCGACATCCTGCCCTCTGTCTTCGCTATGCGTTCACAGATGGAAGAGATTCGGCAGGCCTTGCTGGAAGAAAGGCGCGCCAATGTCGCCTCCCTCGCCGAGCGTCGCAGGCCGGTGCCACCGCCACCTGATGTTGACGACCTCGATGTAGCGGCATCACGGCGTGAAAAGCAGTCCGATGGCGAACGCGACGACGACGAGTAAGCAGCCCCTCCGAGCTGCCTGTTCTCGGAATGACAGCGCTGTAGTTCCTGGTCAGCGCCGTATTTGTCGGTGGCCTGTTCTAGCGTCTCGCACCATGATCACGAATCATTGGCATCCATGGCGAACGCTCGCCGAGCACTATCCACACATCGCTGTTTCCTGCGATCACGTCCTGCCCCGGGGAGTGGCCGGACTGATCAAGGGCAACACCATCTGGCTGTGCAAGAGCCTGACACAGGCTGAACGTCGCTCGACCTTGACGCATGAGTTGATCCACGTTGACCGGGGCATCGCGCCCGTCATCCACCGCGCCCGCGAAGAGCGCTATGTGGACGTGCTGGCGGCACGCCGACTCATCCCGCTACCCGCTCTGCTGCGTGGGCTGCAATGGACCAACGATGATTACGAACTGGCCGAAGAACTTTGGACCGATGTTCACACCGTGCGGGTGCGACGCCAGACCCTAACCTCTGCTGAGCGCGACTGGCTCGCTGACCGTGTTGAAGACCCGCAACGCCCATGAACACGGTTGAAGCCCTTGATATGGAACGCATTTGGTGGCCTGTACCCGGCGCCAAGGATGAAGCAGTACGCGAGCGATTCGGCCTATCGCCGGTCCGCTACTACCAGAAGTTGAACGCCATCATCGAGACGCCAGAGGCGCTGGCCATCGACGCACAGACCGTCAACCGGCTGCGACGGATAAGGGGGAGGTAGATGGAACTGGCAGGATTCTTGATACAGGTGTTTGGCGCCCTATTTACGGCGGTTGGACTTCTCATCGCCTGGGAACGGGTATCGAATCGGTCGACGCAGTGGCGCAAGGGGATTGGCGATTTCATTAACGGGCTACTTATGCGATCCAAGAAGGGCAGTGGTGACATCGTGATTACCCCACGAGGGGCGGTCATAACCGCCGTGGGGGGCACACCAGAGGTAATAGTGGAGCCCGACAGTCCGGAAAGGCGGCTCAGGCAACTTGAGGATGAGTCGAAGAGTCTGCAAAAGCGGGTCAGGAGGACCGAGAAAGCCGTCAAGCGTATCGATCAGGCGGTCGATGAAGTCGACAGCACTATCAATGCTGCGCTAGCCAAGCTGGTCAGCGACGACAACTTAATCAAGGTGAGTGATATCCGTTTGGCGCTAATCGGTCTCGGAATCTCATTTGTAGGGTTTGTCATTGAACACGGACCCTTGCTGCAACGAGTCTTCTGCGCGGCCCAGTAAAGGGATATGACAATGCGAGGTAGACCGCCGCGACCTATCGGGGTGACCGGCAATGTAATCCTGACCGAGCTACGCCCCGGCACGTGGCAGGCCATCGTACGTGTGCGTGATGCCAGTGGTAAGTCACGAAAGGTGCTGAGGGTCAGTCCACCGCGCACGGACTCTCGCGGGCGCCCTGTGCCAGACAGGGACGGCGTGCGCGCACGCGACGCGGTGCTGGCAGCCGCCTCCGACCTTTCGGTATCGGTGCTCGATGCGGAGCTGTCGACAGAGACCACCATCCGAGCGCTGTATTACGAGCACTACCGGCCGTACCTTGTAGATCAGGGGAGGGCGCCTGCCACCCTTGACCGGTATGACTTTGAGGCCAAGGGATTTGACTCCGCATTCGGCCATAGGCGTCTCATGGAGGCGCCAACTCCGGTGATGGAGAAGTTCCTGACAACGGTCGCTGACACGCGTGGCGCCGGGGCGGCGAAGTCGTCGCGAACAGTGCTGTCCGGGATGTACAACTACGCGATCCGCATGAGCAATGGCGCGATCACGGTCAACCCTCTGCGCGAAGTGAAGCTGGCGCGACGCAAGGGCGCCAAGCGTGGCGGTGCGAGCCAGCTCACCGTTGACGAGGTGCGCGACATCCTCATCGCGGTACGGACCTCGGACCTGCCATGCCCCCGAATTCTGGCCAAGGCGGAGCGCGAGAAGAACGTCGGAAGCTACACGCCACCAACGGTTGCCGAGTTCTGCGCGGACGCCGATATTGTCGACTGGATTGTGATGCTGATTGCCACTAGCCACCGCCGCAGCCAATCACTGGCAACGACCTGGCCCGAGCTGGACCTGAAAGCTGGTGTCATGCGTCCCACTCGGAAGTTGATCCGCGTCAAAGGCAAAGGCTTGGTGCTGGTGCCCATTGAGGACGACACCAAGGGTTCTGACAATGAGATTGCGTTGCCCCAGTTCGCCATCGATGCCCTCAAGCTTCGGAAGCGGCGCCTTGCCGAGCGCCGACTAGTTGACCCGCGTCCGGTATCGGCCGACTACGAAGACTTGGTGTTCCCGTCCGAGAACTGGACGCCCCGCGATCCAAACAACGTCGCGGCCCAGTGGCGGCGCGTGCGGTCGGCGCTGGGGCTGCCCGTCAGCATCACGGCTCACAGCTTCCGCAAGGCCGTAGCGACCATTCTCGATGACGCGGGGTTGTCTGCACGCGTTGCTGCTGACGTGCTTGGGCATGCCGATCCGTCCATGACTCAGCGCTTCTACATGGCGCGCGGACGGGCGCACAGCGAAGCCGCGACTGCGCTGCACCAGGCCATCGCGGGCGAGTCCTGATGCCGTGGACATCGCCCAAGATGGTGGACACTAAATGGACACTAATTCGCACGACGTGGCGATTATTCGCAACTACATTCGACTATCCAAGACTATCCAAAAATCGAAGTATCCGCAGGTAGTTACACCCTTTTGGGCAACGCTTGACTATCCATAACTATCTCTGCTAGCCCATATTTTTGCGATTGTGGGGGTCAGGGGTTCGAGTCCCCTTAGCTCCACAATAATCCCAGGTCAGACGACCTGGGATTTTTTGTCTCTGGTACCGATAATGCCCCAACACTAATTCGCACGGCGTCGATTTGGGCTGGTCAGAAGATTGCGCGGCCCGTGCCGTTGCGGCGGCAAACTTGGCGGCGATACGATCCGGCAATGACCGGAGGGGCGCGAATCAGCGCGAGGGGGTGTTGCTGTGAGTTCATTGCAAGTCAGTCCTGAGTTGCTACACCGTTCGGCCAATGAGATGGATCAGCTGCTGGCAGCGCACCGCGCGGCACACACCAAGGCCCACGCGGCGATCAGTGCGGCGATGTCGGGGTGGGTTGGTGGTGCCGCATCGGCGCTGAGTGGTGAATCGACCGAATGGCAGGGCCATTCCAAGCACGTGGAGAACGAAGCCACCCACTACCGCGATGCGTTCGATCGGATCGGCTACGCCTTCGCCGGGATGGAAGAACAGAGCGCGGTCAATATTCTGGGCAGCCGTCCGCAGGCTAAGGCGTAGTGGTTATGTCGTTGCCGCTGACCGATATCAAGCGCGCCAAAGTCCAATCATTCCGCGATGTAGCCGACGCTCTCGACGGGATGGCGGGCGCGAATCGGGATATGAAGCGCGGTGTGGAGCGGCTGCCGATCATGGGCGATGGCTGGAAAGGCGTCTCCGGGGACGCCGCTCATCATGATCTGGATGCGCATGGCAAGTATCTCGATGGGCACGCCCAGGCCCAGCAGAGCGCTGCGGCCAAGATCCGGGCCGCTGCTGATGAGTTCGAGGGCGTGCAGCAGCTACTTAAGAAGCTCGAAAATGACGCCGCCCAAGGCAAATTCACGATCAACTATGACACCGGTGAAGTCACGCCACCTAACGGCAAGTACGACAAAAACGAGCTGGACTATCTGACCAACACGCTGCGTCAGATCAGCGCTGCCGGGGGTGTCGCCAACGCTGATCTTGAGGCAGCGGTCAAAGCTGCGCAGACGCTCCCGGACCCGTCTGGTGCTGTGGCCCAAGGCTTTCCGGCGATGCCCGGCTCCGCTATCAAGCCCGGGGGTCTTGCCGCTGGCCTGGAGCACCTGGCCGCACCCGACCCGAACGCCGATCCTGGGGCGACCAAGGCCGCTGCTGCGGGCACTGACACTCAGGCGAACTACAAGGAGTGGTACCCGAAGACACCTGGGTCGAGCGACAAGCTGACCATCGACCCCAGTAAGGCGGGCAGCCTCACCGGGACGGTCGAGGCACTCGAGAAACTTCCCGGCGCCCCCAAGCCTGCGGACGGTTTCGGTTCTGGCGTGGCCAGGCAGTTCGGGCAGGGGGTTAAACAGCCGCGTCGACGGGTTAATTGATGAAGCCAAGAATCTGACCGGACAGGGCGGACCCGGCTCTCCGGGCGTGGCTGAGTCCTGGGCGAAGTTCGCACTAGGCACCGCCGATCAGATGGCCAACCCACTCGGGTCCCTGCCCGGCGAGGTCAAAGAGGCAGTCAACGATCCCGCAGGATTCGCAGGCAAGAAACTGTTCGACGTGTCCTCGATCGCCGCCACCGGCCCACTCGGCGGCGAAGCCGCAGCCGGAGCACGCGGCCTCCTCGGCGACCTCACCGGCGCAGAAACACGAGCACTCACCCACGGACTCGACGACGCTGCCCCTGGACACCACACACCGCCCACAGTGGACCACCCGGCACCCAACGCCACGCTCGAGCACCAGTCGCCGAACCCCGGCAGCTGGAACCACTCAACCGAGCATTACTCGCCCCACGCCCCGCAGTTGGCAGCCGATCTCAACAACGCGTTCACCAATGGCCACCCGACCTCGGATCTGGCTGCGCAAGTCGCAGATCATTCCACCCACCACGCACCGGGTATCGGCAGCAACGCCAACCCTGACCGCGTCGTGCTGGGCAAATGGGACGGGCAAGACGGCGGCTATATCGGCGAAGCAAGACACAACGGCGGCATCTATTTCGACACTGGATCAGATACCTGGAACGCCGTAGGGCATGGACTTGATGAAGTACGGTCTAAGGAACTTGGCTGGCAGGTCAACGAACAATTCCTACGCACGCAGCTTGAGAACAAGGTATCCCGCGTTGACTATGTCCTGCCCGATGGCTTCGACAGCGTAGAACAGGTAGCAAGGCAACGGCGAGAGTCCTTCTCCGCCTTGGAGATTAACTTCCTCAAAGAACACGGTGCCGCATACGGGTATAAGCAGTACGGAAACTCGTGGGTTTACGAAGGAGGTCGGTAACTATGAGCTACGCCGACGTAGAGAAGTACATGGGGCCGACGCTGTCTAAGTACGGATTCGAGCTTGAATCGATCGAACCTGCCGTTGAGTACGGCGAGCGTCCGGCGTGGGCGGTCTATTTCCGCGGCGCGGATTGCAAACTGCAGGTTTGCTGGTCGGCGAGGGAGGGCAGTGTGGATTTCATGCTCGCCCCACTTGACGCACCGGCAGAATTTGGCTTGGTAAACAAGTCCAACAAATGGCGGTTCTTGTTGTCCCTCAGCGATTTTGATGACGGACTTGCGACACCCTCACTTTCCGCTGGAGTCGAGACCTGGTGGCGGTGGCGAACGGCCTTGTTCGAGGCCCACATCGTGCAGGCTCGCGCAGCAATCGCCGCGTAGGAGCCTTGTTCCCCCGGACTGTCGACGGATGCCGTAATGCGTGGTCGACGCGATCCGAGTTGCAGATGGCGGCGCAACCACTGCAGTACAATTCAACGGCGTTTCGTTGCTATACCCGTGCCTGCGAGCTAAGACGCCAGGTAGTGTGATCAGCCATCAGCGCCGCGGTCAGAGCCGGCACGTCCTGCATGGGCAGCACTGGCGGTGTATTGGCAACGACTACCTCGTCGCCACGCGGCGAGATCCGCACTTCGCCCTCGGCCCATGGACGCGCGGTGATCGGCACCGGCACGTAGCGACGGCCAGCGCTATCGGTCTCGACCTCGGGCAGTGCGATCATCGCATGCCCCTTGGTCTTGAGGGCGTCGGGCAGTATCGAGGCGATGATGTCGGCTACCTGCGCCTGCGTGTACACGATGGTCTCGGTCTGGCCTTCGGCGCCGAGGGACACACCTCGAGTTATCCCGAACAGGTTCGGGATGCTCTCGATGACCTCACGAATGGCCTTCCGGGCGTCCATCGGCAAGTTCTACGCCGAGGGGCCGACATGGCGGCGAGATCGCGGCCAGAGGATGGAGTTCTGGCGAATACATTCCGGCATGCCGACCGAGATGTGATGCCTCACGCCTGAGGTTGCTCCAAGATCGCGGTACCGCGCGACGGTCTTCATGCTCCGTCTACCTGCGGAGATGCAACGCCCGGGCTGCCATGGCTAACTCAACAGCTGGGGTTTCATCGACATGGCAACCTTGTATGTGTAATGATCTGCCTCAGGGGCGCGTTCAGCGTCGGCTGAAAGGGGCGGTTGCATTCATGGTCATGAAGGATCGTTGGACGATGCCTGCGGGTTTGCGGCGGGCGTCGGCGGTGGTGGCGATTGTCGCTTTGGCTGTTGGTGGAGCGAAGGTTGTCGATGGCCACACCCTCCCCGGTAGTGGGTTCTCGACGGTCGCGACGGTAGCCGCCGAGCCGACAGGCCCGCCTGCGCCGACTGGGGGGATGACTGACGGAGGGGGCTCGCAGTTCCAGCCGCCGCAAATGCCCAGCTCAATGCCTGATTACCAGGGCGGCAACAATCAGCCGCCGCTGGATCAGAACTCGGGAATTAGTATCTACAACACAGGATCTCCTGGTGCGCAACAGATTCCGGGTCAGCAGGGCGCCCAACAGCCGCAACAGGGTTGGGATCAGCCAGCCCATGGAACCCAGATCCCCGACTATCAGACCGCAACGCCCTACACCCAGGGTCCCGGTAAAGCGAACCCTGATTATCAAGCACCGCAACAGAACTCGCCCCAACAGCCCCAACAGGGACAACAGGGACAGCAGCAATCTCAGCAGCCTCAGAACCAGCAATCTCAGACGCAGGATAGCCAGGACCAGCAGGATCAGCAGATTCAGCAGCAATGCCAATCCGCTGCGGGCACCTACGGGCTGCCTGTTGATCAGCTCATGTCCGTGATGGCTGCAGGGGCCGGAGCTGCGGGCAGTGTCATCGGCGGCCTGATCAAGCCCGGCCGCGATGTTGGTGGCGGCACCGAATGTAACTGTGCCCCTGACCAAGCTGGGCCTCAGAAATCGGATACCCCTGATGGTCAGCAGAAAGCGCCGCGCTCTGACCAGGAGATCAATTGCACACAGCCCTCTAATCCTGTGGCAGGCGATGATCTCGATGACTCTATCCCCGGCACAGGGATCAACATCGGTGGTGATCCCAAGCCTGGGGTACCAGGAGGGCCGAAGCTAAACGGCAGTTCAAATCCGTTAAATTCGGTGGTTCCGAAGGGGACTCGGCCGATTCCCACCGGTACCGCTCTTGGCCCCAATGGTGAGCACTACGCCTTCTACAGCCAGCCGAAACTTCCGGCGCCCGGCCAGGTGAACGACAACTACGTGACTATGCCCTCACAGATCGTCGATCTTGCCCATAACAACGTCATCATCGGTCAATCGCCTCTCGCGCAAACCAGCGGCGCCTATGACCCGGCCTCGCACACCATGCTCCTGGCCGGAAACACCAGTGCCACACCCGGCGATCCGGTTCGTGCGCTGTATCAATCCGATCCCATCAAACCCACTGACGGGCCTAACGACTGGATCAAGAGCATGCACTACGTCGGCCCCCTCCTGTCCGGCGACCGTGAAAGCCAACTCATCGCCCTCGGCCCGGAAGGTAAGAACGGCTTCATGTTCGTCAGCTCGTCAGGCATGGGCCCGATCGAGGCGATTATCGCGTCCAGCGTCCAGGAACTCACCACGAAAACCATCACACGCGTACTGGTACCCAGAGATGTGAACAACATCAATGGTCTTGACGGACCGTATGGGCCGACAATTACCAGCCAGTCTATTGACCCGGCTACCGGCAATGGCACCATAGGATTGAAAGTTAGCCAATACTGGGACCCGGCATTTAAAGCCGCCCACCCCGACGTGACAGACCTCCCATACGATCCACGGGTCTATTCCGCCAGTTGTACCGTCCAATAGGAGAAGAATGACAATGCGCAAAACCTTCGCATATTCGTCTGCCACCGTCCTGGCCGTTGCAGCCCTCATCGCCTGCGCCCCACCGGATAGGGCCGCTGCCGAACCTCCCGGTTTCCCCGATCTCAACGCCTACAGCGAGGTCTCGGTAGATCAGTACGTTTCCGCAGCAGGTCGCGGCATGACGTCGGTCTTCTTTTCCACTACGGAAGGTGTTAACTGCGGTTTCGGTCATCCAGCGAACCCGGATGGACGCAACCAGCTGATCCAGTGTTGGGGCCCGCTTCCGGGACTTCAGGATATTGCCGCGGAGGGTTCGGGGCCATGTGACACCGGAACGGTCAATCAGTTCGGAGCGAAGTACGCAATCGGTCACGTTAAAGGCGCATGCAAAGACAACCGACCCACATCGAAGGTTCTGTCGCCGGGGCAGAAGGTGTCCTATGGAAACGTGACCTGTGGTGTTGGGGACGGCGGCTCGGTGGCGTGCATCGAGCGGGTGAATCCTGAACGTGGGTTTGTGTTGCAGCCGTCCGGGTCATTCGCCTTCTAACCGAAATACACGAGGATGAGTGCATTGATGCGGGGTGGGATAGTTGTGGCGACGGCCGCGGCAGCGGTGGTGATGTCCGGGTGTAGTGGATCTAGCGAGCCGACTCCGCCGGAGTCGCCGAAACATGCCGAGTCCACCGATTTCGCTCAAATTCCCGGTCAGTTCCCGGCCCAAGCGGCGCTAACGACCAACGGGCAAGAACAGGCCCCGGTGGGTGGCTGCGCGAACCTGTCCGGGCCCGGCGTCAATGCGGTGTTCAAGATCGTCGATTGCGGATCAGCGGAAAATACCTATCGAATTATCCAGCGCGTCAACGTTCCCGCTGAATGTGCTGACGCGGATCGATCCTTCTACCACAACTCAAAAGCGACCGGCCAGTACACCGTCTGTCTGGACCTGGCATGGGACAAAACCTCCTGTATCCGGTTGGGGCAACCAGTGAGCAAAATCGCCTGCACCGATACCACCGCCCCGGGCGATCGGATCAAACCCACCAAAATAATCCTGGACACAACGACTCTCGACGGTTGCCCGGACGGCGGCTACAAACACACACAGCGCCGGTTCACGGTGTGCACGGAGACGCAGAAGTAGCCTGTCATGTGTGGCTGATGGTGTAGCTCCACGTCGGTGGACCGCTGACGAGCTGGCTGTGGCGCTGGATCGGTCACTATCGTGCGCCGAGGCCGGAGCGAGGTTGGGCCGCACCCGGCTACAGGTGGAGAAGGCCCGAAAGCGGTACCGGGGCCGCGATATTGAGCAGCTGCTCGCCCAGAAACGTGGTCGTGCTGTCGAGCTAGAGCGGGTGGCCGAGACCGACATCGCCTGCTACGGCTCATGGACACCTCAGGAGATCGCGATCGCACTGGATCGGTCGATATCTCGCGCCGAAGCTGCTCGCCGGTTGGGGCGTTCCTTCAGGGCGATTAAGCGAATGCGGGATCTGCAGCGCCAAAAGGCTTTTGGACTGGTCTCGGGTGTTCGAGAGTCGCAAGCTGAGCGAATACAGCAGCGCCTCTGGACCGAGGATGAGATCGCGGTCCTGACCGATGAGTCCCGCACACCCACGGAGATTGCCACCGAGTTGGGACGTTCGATCAATTCGGTCACTGTGGCTCGCGCACGGTGGCTGGGGCGCCTGCAGGGCAGGGTTCCTAATCATCTGCACGGAACCAACACGGGCGTGAGCCGATACGGATGCCTATGTCCGCAGTGCCGGGACGCGGCCGAAGCAGAGCGGGAGCGACGCCAAGAGACCACCCGGCACACGGCGGTCAACTACAAGGCACCCTGGACCGACTGCGACATCGAGATCGCGCTAGATCGCAACCTGACCGTGATTGAGGCCGCCCAGCGCTTGGGGCGAACCCACAGCGCGGTGCGTGCGCTGCGATACAAGTACCGCGAGGCCTGATTGCCGTTGGGCACGAGGTCACCGACGTACGCGTTGGCGAACTTATCGCGCGGTGGTCGTGCCACCTCCCAGTTCTACGCCAGGGCTCCGACATGGTTGCTACGTCGGATCAACTTCGCTACGGTCGGCGCTTGAGTTCGCGCTCCAGCCGCCTTGTATCGAGGTGAGGCACGGTGCCGTTCGTAGCTGCCCCGGCCACCGCCTCCGCCATATACGACAGGTCGATTCCATTGAAGATCGCCGGATTAGTGAACGGGACTTCTTCACCCGGTTCTAGGAAGGCCCAACTTTGCGGTACCCAATCCTTGTCGGCCCCGATGCACGTGACATGGCAGTACGGACTGACGGTGCTCTCAACCTCTGCCACGCGACGATTAATGGTGGCCAACAGGCGCATGTGATCTTCGGTGCTGTGGTCAGGGACAAGCACGTGAGCTTGCAACGTTTCTAGGTGGCCGCCCGCTTGTACAGCCGCAGCACCCGAGCCGTTGCCGAAGTAGTCGGCTGTGCCTAGCGGTTGCATGACGTACCCAAATTCTGGGTTCAGCGTCCAGCCTGGTCCAACGTTTGAAAAACCGCCCAAGTAGCGCCGTTCACCGTTCTTTCCTCCAACCGCGAGGACGGTAATGATCAGCTGCTGCTGGAAGGGGACGATCTTGCGGTTGAGTTGGGTCAACAGGTGATGCATAAGGTCGTCGAAGGGTTGGTTTGGTCCGCGCAGGACTTCTCGCAACCATCGGCCCGTTGGCATTTGGCCCCAAAGTTGAGCCAAACCGGTATATCCGATCAGCACTTTCAAGGCGTCCTCATCGAAGCCGATCTGAAGACGAAGAGACTTCACAGCAGCGGGATCGATGACCTCCCGGGTCTTGGCGTTCGTCACCATGTAGTCCACCGACATACAGATCGCATTCGGCGCGCTGATCCCCAGAATTAGCGTCAT